GCGACGACCTCCCTTACGAGAGTCGCGGGGGTCACGCCCACGTCCAAGCCGCGACGCTCGTCATCGCGGTAGTTGACAAGTTTTACCTCTTCACCGATTTTGTGAACACTGCCAGTATAACATAGGTAAAAAAATCCCGCCATCAAAAAAGACGGCGGGATTGGAGTCACATTATCTCCCTATCGAATAGAGAGGTAATGTCAGCGGTTGCCCTCATGTCGTTTTGCGACGGAGAGGATTACACCGGCGGCGGCAAGCACAATGACCGCGACCGCGATGACGCCAACAGCCACGCCGGTGGTAGCCAAGCCCTGACCGTCCTGTTGAACGGCCTGAGTATTGTTCTTGGCGCCCACAGTCTTCTTGCCGGTATCGGTCTTACCAGTATCGGCGGTCTTATCGCTGGTCGGAGTGTTCACATCGCTCTTATCGTTGGATGGAGCCTTCGTATCATTGTCGGACTTGTCGGAATCATCCTTTGACGGAGTATCGTTCTTGTCCGTATCATCCTTCGGGGTTTCCGGCTTGGAATCATCACCCTTGGAAGGAGTATCAGTATTGATATCGTCCTTCGGAGTGTTCGGCTTGAAATCGTCGGTCTTGTTGTCATCCTTGGATGAAGTATCCGTCTTATCATCCTTCGGAATCTCAGAACCGTTGCCACCGTTGTCGGTCTTGTTGTCGTCCTTCGGGGTTTCCGGCTTAGTCGGGGTCACATCCTGCTTGACCGGCGTCCACTGCGCGACCACGGTCACGTCGGAGCCGTTGTCCTCGACGCTATCGCCGGAATCGACCTTGACTCCATCAATCATCCAACCGTCGAACTCGTAACCGTCGCGGGTTGGAACCGTGTCAGACACATCTGACGGCAGGTCGGAATCCACATACTTGCCGTTGCCACCGTTCGTATCATAGCGAAGCAAATGCTTCGCCTCCCACTGCGGGTACAGGGTGGTGTTCTCCGGAATCGAAGTCACGGTCTCGCCCGGCTTGTAGGAGTCGCCGGTTCCGTCCGGGTTGGTGGTCCAGACGGTGAAACGGTAATGGTCTTTAGCGGGCTGGGGCACGACGAACGGAGTGGTCTCGGTCTTGTCCTGACCGTCCAGCTTCACCTCGACGTGGCGGGTGGCGGGAACGTTGACGCTGTTGCGGTGGAATTCGCCGCCGATGGTCACGTTCTTGGCGATAATCTGCCCTTCAACGTTCTGCGACGCGTCCACGTTGGCTTCCGGCGCGAGAATCACGGAAGAGGATGCGCCAGCGGTGCCGACGTTGCCGTGATACTGCCCGTCCTTGGCTTTGGAGTCGGTCAGATTGTAAATAACACCCTTGTCCGTCCACTTGGCGTATTCGGCGTGATTGATACCGTCCACGTCCAATTGGGGCAGAGTGATATTGTCCGCACCTTCGGCGTCAACATTCACGACGAGACGGGTCTTCTCCCCCAACGTGGCGGTCACACGATTACCTTGCAGTTCTTTCGCGTCGATGTTGATATGAGCGACATCACCGTTGGCGTCGATGTGACGCTTGTTCATGTCGGAGAAATCATGGGTCGCGTTGGATTCCGAAGCTTTCGACCACTTGGCGGACAGGCTGGTCATGCTCTTTTCCATGGACTTCAAATCAAGATATTTGACGGTCTTGGAATCCTTGAGCACTCGTTCGGACTTCGGGAGGCTTCCACTGGTCTGCATTTCCAGCTTGTTCCCGTTCACCGTCCAACTGTTGCCATTGTCGGTCTGTCCGATGATGTTTGACTGTCCGAAGACAATCTTGGAGTCGGCGGGCAGATTGACGTTGATATTGCCGTCAACCTTGTCCATGTAGCTGACTTCCGGCTCGTCCACACCGTTGGCATGATTGCCGAAGGCCGCGCCAATATAGGCGTGCTCGGTGGCGATATTACTGTTCGTGTGGGCGTTCAGACGGACGGAGTCGAAGCCGACGAGACCGAAGTTCGCCGCCTCGCCCAAGTCGCCGCCCAACAGGTCAACGGTTTCATCAGCTGTGAACATGTTGGTTTTGTCCACGATGATTGGGTTGCCGACCTCTGCGGCCAATGCCACGTTTGCGGAGGCGAGCATGGATAGTGCGGACACTGCCGCGATGAAGGGGATTTTCCCTCGGAGTTTGTTTTTCAAATCTTTCCTTCTGGTTTCTTACTGTGTGTGGATTGGTTTTGTGTTCTTGCGCTACTTCACTCTTCCTCCCTTTCTTCCAAAGGCTTGTAATTGTACTTGTCGAGCAACCTGTGCAGATGCTCGGCGGCACAGTCGAAGTCGTTCAACGCGCACGCAAGCGCTTCCTGAGTGCTTTCAGGAAGAGAATCCATCACGTCGGAAATCATTGCGGCGGAATTGGTGGCATTGTCGGATGCGAGGGCGATGGCGTCCAAATCGTCGGAGGATGGTGTGGAATCCTCCTTGGTTTTGACGGTCTCATACTCGAATCCGGCTGGTGCGATGGGCTGTTCCTCCGGCTGGAATCCGTGGACTTCAAGCCAATGGTTGAACAGTTCTTCCGCTTCCTGTTCGCCTACCTTATCGGGACGGTTCTGGATGAAAGTGTCGTGAATAAGCTTGGTGGTGACGTCGGTCATTGTTTGTTTTTTTCTTTCTTATCGGTTTTCTGGATTGGATTGTTTTCGGCTGGGATTGGATTGGCCTGTGTGGATGGCCGTTCCAATCCTGACCGGAAGTCTTTCAATAGCGCTGAAAATGAAGTGACACCGTCTTCCTTGCCCACGTTGTCACCGGCTGTGAGCTGTGGATACTGGTCTGGGGTGTTGGAGATGGTCTTCACGTCATCACAGTGTCTTTTCGCATACTCGATAGCGCGTTCCGGCGAAGCGCCTTTGGAGATGGCGTAGGTCAGTCCTCGTCGAAATCCCCATGCGGTGTTCGCGTCGGTGATGCCATATCCGTCGAGCATGCGGCTGATTTCAGCATTGGATGGCACTCTGCTCAAACGCTTCCTCCTGACCATCTGATTGATGTCGTAGGGAGCAATCCAAGCTTCCCGTGACGAATGTGTCTGGAAGAATTCGATGATGGCTTGACGGGCTTCGTCAGCTTTAATCGTATGGTCGATTTCGTTGACGAAGTTATCCACCTGCGCGTCATCCAACGGCTTGTTGCCGTAATGACTGTTGATTTGAGTCAACAGCGCGATGGCGCACGGGCGTTCGAAGGCGCGTGGGTAATGCTGTCCATTGCTGGCCTGTGCCGTGGTCAACGTTCCTTGTGTGGGAGCCTGTGCTGTCATCATTCATCCCATCCGGCTTGGGCGAGGGATTCTTTCAGCATGTTCATGTTGTGCTCGTATCCTTCCTCGCTACGGGTTTTGCGTCGTGTGTTTCGGCTGTTCCTGTTGAACTTGTCGGCGTTGAGGAGCCAATTGTCGAAGGCGCGGTCGAAGTCCAAGTATTTCTTGCCATTGGAATGGCTGTAGTTGTAGAATTTCTCGGCTTCCGTGTTCACGTCGATGTTCAGTTCATTGGCTCGGTCGATGTGCTTCTGGTTCGGTTTCCAATCCTTCGGCACCATCCGCTTATAGTGGCGGACTTTCGGTACTTCCTCGTCTGGAATCAGTGGGGTCACTTCCTCCTGTTGGGGGTTTTCCTGTTCCACTTTGGCGGAAACCAAGTCTTCGGGGTTTCCCCAGATGGGGTCTACGTCGATTGTCGGTTCCTCGTTGAGGAGAGCTTCCTCCTCGGCTTTTTCCTTGGCTTTGCGTTCGTTTTCCTCGTCCTTCTCCTTACGCCAGTGAAGCAACTGTTGGATGAAAAGTCGGTCAGGCGAAAGCGGAGCGGCCTTGAAACCATTGTCACGTTTCACGTACAAACGTGAATCGTAGACCTTACGGAACGAGTCAGCCGCTTGCAAAATGGTCATCTTGCTTCCGCCGCCCAGCTCCTTGTACAAGTCGGCGGCTTTCTTGGTCGGAGACCAGTCTTCCGGCAGAGGATGCCAGAACCAAAGCTGTTGCGGGATTTCATCCCACTGCAAATACTTGGGTTCCCCGTCATCATCCACGTCGATTGGAGCGTTGGAATCGTATTGGGGTAGAACCTCGACCTGTTCCATGGTCATCGGCTCCTCGAACGGAGGCTCCATGGTTCCGTCCATCAGTTCGACCGGTTCGGGTTTGTACTTGCGTGGGCGACCGCGCCGACGCTTCGGTTTGTCTTCTCCTTCCGGAGGGAGTGGATTCTTGCGTGGGCGACCGCGACGCTTCTTGACGGGCTTGTCTTCCGCTTCTACGGGTTTCACGCTTGAGGTTTCGGTATCGTCCTGCTTGGCGGGTTCTTTTTCCTTTTTGGAGGTGGAATTATCTGTCTGGGAGGTGTTTAGGGAATCATCCTCGACGGGTTCCACGCTTGGATGCGGCTCCTCATATTCGTCGGAGTCGGCATTCGATTCACTGAGGATGTCATGAATCTCCTCCCATTCGAACGGGAAGTGCTTTCCCTGTCGGAGGGTTCGGTTCAGTTCACTGACTAGGATTCTGCGCAGTCTTGGGCTGGCGGTTCCAAGGTATGCGGATTCGATGGTTCCGGAGTCCGCCGTGAGGTCGATGTGGTCGAGGAGGAGTGCTTCTTCGGTGTCCTCGTCTATGACCAGTAGTCCTTCGTTTACGAGTTCCCGGCCCGCCTGTTGGAATAGGGTGGGAGTGTTTCCGTGAGTGTAAGCGTTGATTTTTCCAAACGTCCAATCACATACGCCGAGAGCATTGGTCTTCGGATGCAGTTGGAGCATCATCCATAGGTGCTGGCCTAGGATGTCCAATTTTGTGAAGTGTTTATCCAAGAGGATTTTCTGGTCTATTGTCTTTCTCAAAACATTCCTTTTGGTCTGGCCTGTGTGGAGTCTGGCTTATATTGTGTGGACGTTTTTTATTCTAGTCATACTGGGCGTATTCACAAAATTGGGGGTGTGTCCCTCCAATTTTGAGGCGGGGTATGTGGAACGGGCTTCTTGGGGTGTCTATCTGACCATCCGCAAGAGCGCCCGTGCCTTGTCGTGACTCATGTTATGCATTAACCTTCCTGTTTCTTCAGGTGAACAAGTGTTTGTAATTACAGACAATAGCATATAAAAGTATGCTGTCAAATCTAAAACCACGCGTTTCATGTTAAAAATCAGTTATCATGGAAAACATGGGAAAAAGAAAAAACCAAACCAGCGAATTCAACAGAAGAATCAACCAACGCATCCTAGCGGAAGCCGGAATCCGACGGCTCTCCGCACGGGACATCGCGCGTCAACTAGGCAAAAGCCCCAGCTACGTCACCACACGATACAACGAAACGGTCGAATGGCTCCCCGCCGACGTGGAAAAACTCGCCCACGCATGGAACATGACCCCAGAAGAACTCATCGCCGGACAAAACGGATACCATTCCACGCAATCCGTTGTGGAACAGCAGCTTCAAGCCGTCCTGCGTAAAATCAATTCCGGCGACCTCACATTGGCCGCAAACCACGACCCCAACAAGCAAGCGGAATCGGAAAGCGAGGACGCTTGCTGAAACATCCCCCAGTAGACAACAGAAGCGTCGCCATCGACCGGCGAATGTGCTATGAAGAGATAAAACGGATGGTAGGACTCACACGTCAAGCGCCATACGTTTTCGAGGAGGAACTTCCGGAAAACATCAACGGCGTATATGACGAGGAAACCCGCATCATCGTCATAGACCCACGGTTGAACGAGCGGCAGAAACGATGCACGTTAACGCATGAACTATTCCATTGGACTCACGGTGATACTTGTTGCTGGAAACAATACGATGACAAGGCTGAATCATACGTTCGTAAGGAGACGGCGATACTGCTTATCAATCCGTTCGAATATATCCAATCCGAACGAATCTATGAGGGTGAGCTTTTCCCAATGGCCGTGGACTTAAACGTGACAGTAGGTGTCCTTGAGGATTATAGGCAGATATTGGAGAACGCAACAAAAATGGTTGGAGCAGTTTTCTGTCCCAACCATCAGGATTAGTTTTCAGCCAGCTTCTCCCCCAGACCAACGCTTTCCGCCGTTTTCCGTCTACATTCCAAATAGAGTGGGACGATTTCCACGACGGTTTCCTTGAACTTCTCCCAGTCGGGGGCGTCTTCGGTTTTGCGGCTCGCATCCCCGTCCAGCCATACGGTCATCGACTTTTCGTAACCGTATTGACGTTCTCTCAGTTCAATCAGACCATTCTGTTCCGCAGTGGCGAGATACGTGTTCACGAACGTTTCCACAATGCTGTTGTCTTCGTCGCCGTGGATTTTCAAACCCAGCTTATTTGCAAGCCCCTCGACTTCCATGCGCAATGGTTTGGGGATGCGACGGCAGATTTGCTGATTGCGATGGCTTTTCTCCAGTCGAACGGCACGATAGGCTTCTTCCGCCTTGCTATCCGAGCCGAAGCCCATAATCCAACGGACTGCCTTGATTTGAGCGTTTTCAAGAATGTTATAGGCACGGGTTCGGCCTACCTGTTTCCCATCCTCATAGTAGGAGGCGTAGGCGCTTTGGCGGGTATGCCAGTCGGCGGGCTGCTGGCTTCCCATCACTTGGATGACGGCCTTCCTGTTCTTGTAGTTGTACGTGTATGAGTGGTGGAACAGCCCTGCGTCATCGAACCCGTATTCGGTGACGCAGGATAGTCCGAATCCGGTAGCGTCGATGGTCTTCTTGTACTTGGGAAGTTTTGGTGTGGTGTTTTTGTCGCTCATATTTTTCTCCTTAACCATTTTTTGTGAACAATTCCACTATAACATCTGGATGAGAAAAATAAAAGCCGCTCCCAGAAAAGGAGCGGCCAAAACTCAAGCGAGTAGAAGGAAGTATAAATACGGCAGTCTTCCAATCATCGTCATCGCCGTCCTCGATAAGCTTCAACGTCTTATCCCGTCTGGTTTTCTCGCTCACAACGTCACCTCCTTAGCTTGTTCTTCCGCTAGTTCCCAACGTAAATCATTATCGCAGTAGTAGCCGAAAAGAGTATAGAATTCCTCACCTTGAACCGCGACGAATGTCGAATGGTTTTTGCAAACCCATTTGCCGCAATCCTTGCACCGCCAATGGGATGGCGTACCACAGTCCGCGCACGGGTGAGTTTTTCCGTGGTGGCAGTCGGCGCAATACCATTCGCCGCCACCCACGTCGTAAGCGTGGTTACTGCAAGCCGGTTGGCCGCAGACCGCGCATGTCGGGTCGTCGGCCTCCACTGATTCGTTGCAGATGACGCAACGGCGTAGCGGATGGTAATTTACGTTTTCGTTCACTTTCTCTCCCAATCGGCGTGTTTTATCCGCCAACTTTGCCGCATGAATTCCGGAAGATTCTCGTCCGACGTATCCCCTTGATGCCAGAACTCCATCAGACATTGACCGAGTCGTTGGTTCTGATTGTCGCAAACATATTGACCGACTTTCTTGTTCCAATTCCTCATGGCAGAGAGAACGAAAGCCTCATCCGTTCTCAAATGTCCTTTTTCGCAAAGGATAATCCAACGGTCGAGGTTCGTGGAATAACGACAAACCGGGGAGCGTCCACATTCGGGACAAACCGGCATAGTGGAAACGGTTTCCACAATCTCATGCCAATCCTTTTTAAGAACGGCACACACTTCCCCCGCTGACCCCATTCGCAAGCCCCGCTCGAACATTGCGGACAACGGGCAACCACTATCGTCGAAAATACGGACTTTCCAGTATTTTTTGTCCACAATAAGAATCTCGCTGATTCGAATAGCAACCGTTTTTCCGCAGAATGGGCAAGGTTCTTTTGGATAAGTTTCCGTCCAAACTCCTGTTTCTTCGACGCTCAATCGTCTTCCCCTTCCGTAAGGAACAGTCCCAGCTTGTAGGCAATGTCCACGAATTCCTCAGAATCGGTGGTTTCAATCGCCTTGTTCAAGCGGAGGCGAATATTGTCGTTCATGTCTGAATGCGAGTAGCGAGGGTACCAGTTTTTTTGACCCGTTCCTCGTCTATTGGGGTGACAGGCGTCTTGATGTCGCTCATTTTTCTTGCTCTTTCCGAAAACTTTTTTGTGAACGTTTCCAGTATAGCATGGAATTTTCAGAGAGACAATCCTAAGAAACCACAACCCCAAGCTTCCGAATACGCGAAACAAAATCGATATCCGGAATATTCAGCCACACATCCCTACGAGAAGCCAATTCGACAATATCATCCCGCATATGCCAAGCATCCGCCAACAGGCTCTCGTCCGTGACCGACTCGAAACCGACACCGTATTCCTTACGACGGAACCAATGAGCAGCAGGGTCGTAGTCGGACGAGTTGACGAACTTCTCATACAAGTCGGGAGCGGAATACTCCAATTCGTCCGGCTCAAAAACGTCAGCCCACCACATCTCGTCGTAGTCGTAGCCCACCCATGGCACGAGCCATATCCAGTAATATCCAACGGTTTTGTTCAGTATTCTGCATTGGTATCCTCACACATGTCCTGCACGTAGTTAAGCTGTTCGGCTGGGATTACGATACGAGTGCCGTCGAAAGTCATAACACGCATGGCCTCCGGGTTAAGGATGTCACTATTCTCGGACGAAGTGATTACCGTTCCATCCTTCAACACCCAGCGAGATAGTTTCTCGTCGTCCGGAATCGGATAGAACTTGGTTCTATCCTCGATATCGCTGGCGTAGAATCTTCCACAGCCCGCATAATAGTTTCCATCTTCTTCACGCTCGAATAGTGTTTCCTTATATCTGCCGTCCGGACTGTATGAGATTGCGAGGACTCGGCGGGTAGCCCAGTTGTCCGGGGTATTTTTGCATACCATTTGGTTTTCTTCTTTTCTCTCGGATGTTAGACGAGTGGTCTGCCAACCAGTGCCGTTCTAGAAGTTTGACGCGGATTCTCCCCGCTTAACGCCTCATATTGGCTAACATACTTGTCTAGTTGCTTCTTGGTTTCTTCGATTTGCCACAGTAGTTCCTTCTTGCTCAAGTCGAGAATGTGTTCTGCGGCACCTTCGACGGTCTTATGAGTTTTGCGCCATTCGAGATAGTCGGGATACTCGTCACAGTTGAATAGTTCGACGGTGAATGGCCCAGACCACATTTTCAGCAGCCCAATTCTTTGAGCGTCCTCCGCGATGAAGTCCGTATCCCAATCCTCCCATTCGGGAAGATTATCGAAATCGGTTGCGTCTAGGATTGTCCGGGCATCGATGATAATGGTTTCGACTTCCATGTAGTTGTCATGTATCCACTGTTCAAGACGGATGGGAATGTTAATGGGAGTGTTCGCGTCCATTTGTACGACCCCTATCTCAATTGAAGAATGCCAATGCCCGATGTTCGACATGCATTGACATGTCGTATCTGTCTTCCAGTTCTTCGATGTTTTCCTCGTCGGAAAGTACCGGGTCGTACATGTTACAAGCGCCATCGCCGGATACAACGACCTTGGCGACTGAAATCGCGCGGAGGTCGGCCAACCAGTATTCATTGTTCGGATTGCCGTCCATGATGGGGCGTTCGCGTACTTCCTTGGGTAGGTTCTTTAATTGTTCGATGAGTTCGTTGACGGTCATTTGGTTTTCTCCTTTGGGTCTATATGTGTGAACAGTTCCACTGTAACTCAGTTTGTTGAATATGTCAATCAGGCCGAACCATTTGGAAAGAAACCGGATACACGTTCACGCGGGCGCAGTCCTCAAAAAGCCCTTTTTCGATAGCGCGACCAATGAGAGTGGATGCAAGCGTCCTCAACAGTTCCCAACGTTCCCCTGTTCCCGGCAACGCGTCGGCGTGCAGGTAGAGCCGGAGCAGGTCGGCCAGCTCGTGGCAGAGGTCGTCACGGTATACGATACGTTTCGCTCCGTTGTTGAGAGTGATGAGGACTTTTTGGTTCATGGTCTTCCTTCGAATCTGTTTTATGTGAACAGTTCCACTATAACATAGACAGACGCAAAGAAAACCAAATACTCAGCGGGCCGCGCTCCAAGCCCTCTCCCGCTCATCCTCCAAACGGTCATACTTCCGATTCTCCTCATCGCACACCTTCCGATGCGTGTCGGCGGCAATAACATCTATAGAACGGTTGAAGGAGTGCAACAGCGCGCTCAAATACTCCAGATGCCGTGCGGGGCCGTACTTGTATCCGTTGCCCACATCATGTAGTTTCTTATCCACATATGCGAGGGAGCCGAGCATGGTGATGATGGACGCCAGCCCGGTCAAAGCCAATAGGTTCTTTAGGAAGCCTTTCACGTTTCCACCTTTCGAGTCTTTCCTTTCCTAGATTAGTCGGCTGGAACACTGTCCCATACTTGATGCGGGAAACAAAAAAGGGACGGCATCAAGCCGTCCCCGTCAAGGGAAAAAGTCAGATGACCACTACCGTGAGAACCGCTACGATGGTCAGGATGACCACAGCCCATCTCATGTTCGGCCTTTCGCAGAATTCTCCCAACGGAGTATACGTGCCGACCAGTTCCTCGACGGCGGGGATGAGGAACATGAGCAGTAGGATGATGGCTCCAATAGCAATCGCCACAAGCACGTTCTGTTGAGTCAGCCAGCCCAGCATGTCAAGCCGCCTTGTCGAGCTTGGACAGGAGTTCCGTTCCCGCAGGAAGCAGGGTGAGGGTTCCGGAGGCGATGTCAAGTCGGACAAGCCGGTCGGTCAACAGTTCGACGGCGGCGTTTTCGAAACCGGTCTTGTATGCGTTGGCCGTTCCCTGTCCGGCTTGGCGGAGCAGCGTTTCGCTGTTGCGCTCGTATAGTCGGATTGGACGGTCTGCCTCGCCTTGGGCGAGCGTGGATACGAGGCGCATGCCATCCTTGGTGAGGGACGGGGCTGATTGCCCGTTACGTCGGATGAGTCCGGCATCCAGCAGTCGTCTGCCGATGTTGCTTTTGAGAATGTCGGCGGTCAACCTTCCATTTTCGATGTTGTAGAGGATTCTGGTCTCACCTTCGCTGATACCGGCCATGAGGACACGGAAACGTTGGGTGGAGGATTCTTCGTCCAATGCTGCTCCTTTCAGAGGTTTTGGGGTTTTTCTAAGCTCAGAGGATGTTGACGGGAGTGTCGTTCAGACAGTCCCAGTATTCGAGTAGCGCCACCGGCGATAGTTCTTTGAAGGTTCTGACCACGCCGTCATGCATGGTTTTCGCTTGCCAGTATTCCTCGCTGGACGATTCGGGATTGTCCATCATTTTGGTGGAGTATTTTTCCATTTCCAACAGGTCGAGTCTGCGTATGAGTGCTACGCCGTTCTCTTCCAGCCCGATGTTTTTCGCCACCCAGTCCCGGAGCATCCAGCAATTGTCGGAGAACATGTGGATTCGTCCACTACGAGCGTCCCGTAGCATCTGATAGTTCACAGTACACCGCCGTCCTCATAGCCGACGGTGTACTTTCCTGCGGTACCGTGCAGTCCGCAGTTAATCTGCAATCCGTCCAAGATGACCATGCGGTGTGGGGAGAGTTGCACGTCTTCGCGTAGGTTTTCCAAACGCATGCCTGACGTCAGTTTTATTAACGTTTGACGGTAGGCTCCGTCCAGTTGGCTCCAATATTTGAGATGCGAGTCTTTCAACTGTCGGAATAGAAGGAGAGCATGAACGTATTGGCCTGTCCAATCCACTTCGTGCATGAGCCGTTCCAACCGGTTCAGTTGGATGGTCACGTCTTCGGGATTGTTCGCTTGGAACAGTGGCCCGTACTCATCCAATGCCTCACGTAGTTCCTGCTGTCGCATATCCCGGATTGGGGTTCCTCCGAATTGCGGACTGTTGGCGAGCCATACTGCCAAATCCCATGTTTCAGCCGCGTTCGCGTCGATGTTCGGATACGCGCAGTCACGGAGCGTTGTCCAGCTGGCGCTTACCTTGACGAGTCCTCGGATTCCGGACACGAAGTTCAGGATGGACAGGAACAGGAAGATGATTTTCCATCCTCCCGTCAGGGAGTTCGAATATGCGAGAAGCCATACCGCCACCAGTAGTCCGAGCGCGTACACCACGACCTGTGGGAGGACTCCCCTACGGAAGATGGTCTGCAAGACTGCTTCCCGGTCTCCGTTGGAGTATAGGCAGTTTTTGTTCACGGTGTTGTTCTGATATTCCAAGTATTCAGGCTTTCGACGCTTTGACGTATTTCTTTTTCTTGAATCGTTCATCGACCCGGATGACCCAGCCGGTGTCGCTGGTTCCGGCAATCTGGTAGCGGACTCTTCGTTGGATTTTCAGTGGCCGCAGATATTTGTTGAGTCGGAGTTGTCCGACGGTGGGCGGGTCTCCTAGGATGTGGGGGATTCTTTGTATTCCGTCGTTTGTGTTGAAGTAAAGCAGGATTGGCGTCTCGTCCTTGCAGGAGTCAAGGAACCCTCCTACGGTGTCAAGGTCTTTGCGTGGACGGGAACGTTCTTGGGTTTGACTGTCCGTGATGTCCGTTTCGGTGTTCAAAAAGGAACCTTCCTTGTTTGTGGCTGGTTCCACTATAACGTAGTTTTTCGCAAACAAGGAAGGTTGCAGGAAAAATTCTTTCTCAGGCGAGCTTCGAATCGTAATCGTCGATGGGCTGGGTGAGCGTTTTGCCTTCCCTGACCATTTTTTCTATGTCCTCGTAGTCGTCACAAGCCGCCCACAGTCCGAGGTCAGGGTTGAGATGATACATGGTTCCAGATTTCACACCTTCGTCAACATAGAGTCCGTGACTGCAAGTGTTGTTGACGTTGGTGGGCTGTGGGTCTTGCTCGTAGTCATCGATGTTCCACGGGTCGCCTTCGGGCAACAGCACGTAGTCTCCGATGCCGTCGTGAATATCCCGTAGGCGCTGTTCCTGTTCGTCTTGGAGGTCTTGTTCCCTGTCGAGCATGAGGTTGATTTGATGTTCGATGCTGTTGAAGTAGTTGCTCATGTTTTTCTCCTTGGCTGGCTTTTTCTGTTATTGTGTGAACGCTTCTAGTATAACATCATTCTCTTCTCAAATCGCCACAATGTCGATTAGAAAAGAAAATGGTTCCGCCACCCAAAAAAAGAATCCACACACGGGTGGCGGAACCCGAAACACACTCCCCGTGAGGAGCGTTCCACAGAGACCGGGAAAGAAACCAGATGGTGGAAGATATACCACGAAAACCCGGTCTCAACTGTTACAGTAAACGACCTCGAACATTCATCTGGTGAAAAACCGGAAAAACAGGAAAAATTTTCCCAACAAGGGGTTTAACGGGTGTTTTCTCTTCTAGATGAACCCTTATCTCTCGCGCAAAAAGACGACCCGCCGCCCTCATATGGAATCTCTATAACCATAGATTACAGGCGACGGGTCTCATGGAGAAACCGGCTATCAGTTCCCGTCGGCCACGCATTGCGTGAGGAACGACTTCGTTTCGGCTTTTTCCCAACTGCTCATGGACAGTTTGTACTTGTCTTTGATGTACACGCGTTTAGCCATATACGAGCATTGGTACGTCTTGTTGGACGGGAGCCAAATGCTGGGCGTTGCGTCCTTCCACTTGGTCGAGGAACCGTTCAACGCCTCGTCCTTAACAAGGTTCACGCCCTGCTGTTTGATGTTGTTCGCTTCTCCTTCGGACGCGACGAGCACTTCCGGGTCGTTCGCATAGGTGATGCGGTCGCCCTTGCGCGAGTCCTTCCACAGTCCGCTGGCCCAAGCGTCGTTGACAGCCACCACATGGTCGATTTGGACGGCCATGCTGTCTCCGCCTGTTTTCTTCTGTTTGCCGTTGACGGTCTCGTAGGTGTCGCGCTGGAATTTGATGGCATTGCCTGTATATGGGTCTTGGAGGGTGCCGGTGAGCACCTTGCAGTTCTTGTCCATGGTCACGTCGGTCATGTCGCGTTTGAGGATGTAGTCGCGGGTGGTGCCGTATCCGCAGAGCTGGTTGCTGTTCTGCCATGTGCCGAAGTCGGTTTTGCGATTGTATCCTTTGGTGTGCGGGGTTGCGGTTTCGATGTCAGCGAGTTTGTCAAGCGCCTGTTTCGTGCTGATAGGGCTTAAAGCACCTTCAGGAACGCTTGTGGAGGCTTTTTGTGCTTGACTTGAGGAATTGTCCCCATTTTGTGTCTGCGTCGTTTCTGAGGGCGTTTCTGCGGCTTCTGGAGTATTGGTTTGCGAATTGGAGCCGGACGACTTCAAGGAAGGCTCCTTCAACCCTAATTTCACATCCGGCTTCACCTTGGAATCCTCACCCGGCATCAACTGGGATAGACTGTTGATTTCCGGCAATCCGAAAATCTTCGACATGGGAGTCCACAATCCAAGATTCACGATGAGCACCATGGCCGTCAACACGACCAGAATGCCGCCAAGCAGGGAACCGGCGGACATTCCGCCTTTCTTCTTAGCCATAGGAAACCTCCAAAAAATCTCATCACAGGTTCAAGATGATGCTGATGACGAGACACACGATGAACGCGATGGCGATAATCGCACCGGTCAACGGGCCATTGCTGTTGATGAACTCAGCGAACTTGTCACCCTCACTGGGCTTGTTATGTCCTGTCAATTTAGTTTTCCTTTCGGATTAGTCGTTCGGCCCCTCATTGGGGTCGCCGGTTACGGAACCGTCATCGGAATTCTGGGATGAACTACTGCCGTTGTTGTCGGACGAATCCGAATCGGAGGAGTCGGAATCGTCATTGTCGGAACCGTCATCACCGGAACCGCTATCGGAATCCGATGAACTGGAATCGGAAGAATCATCATCGTCATCACTGCTGGAAGAGCCAATCAGCGAACGGTCGATGGCATTGCTGAACGCCTTCAACGTGGTCAGACTGCCTTCGGCACCCCAGTCAACGATTTTCGCGCTACCACGGGTCGGATTATGGATGAGGACGGTGACGCTCGTCTCCACGTCGCTCGTTGAACCAGTGTCCGCGTTCGGGTCGTTGGCCGTGCTTGCATCAACCTTCTTCTCGTAGGGTTTGAACGAGATGCTGACGCTCGCCGCCGCCCATTCGGGATTGTCGGACTTGTTCTGCTTGTCAACGGTCTTGCCGTCCTTGGTGCATTGCACAAGCCAGTCGAGGGACGAGTTCAGATAAGAACCCAAGCTTGCGGGTTGATACATGTGGTCGCTGTTCGGGTCTCCGACAAGAACCGTCAAAGCGTTGGAGTCTTTGCCGATGTATGCTTTAGACCAAGCGCTGACCACGTTTGTCAGGCTCGTGTTCTGGTCAAGCTGAATGTAATCGTCGGGACGGTACGTGTCCGTATTGCTGTTCGAAGTGACGGTCTTTGGAAGCACGGTCGGCGTTCCCACCGCAGTAGCCACACCATCGGTGACGGCGACAAGCTGGGTGATATCCCTCGTACTTCCATCCGACTTATCGGTGAGGGACATCTGATGACTCCAATACTGGGTGGTGGAACCGTTGGAATCGTCCGAAGTGGATGTGCTGACCTCGGTGGCACCATTCCACCATAGGTTCGCATACCCGTATTGGAAAGCGCCCTTGTCATCATCCAGCCAACTGTACACGGCTTGCAATGCGACCTGCTTGCCGGGCTTGTCGCCGCTGATTTCCTTGTACTTCTCCGTCAGGTAGGAACCCATTTCGTTCAACGTGTTGATTGCGCGGACGGAAATCATCGGGGCGACCAGACCGGTGCAGATGAACAGGATGATGAGAACCTTCCACTTCTGGGTGTTCTTCAACGCCTTCTTCCACGCGGTGAGTTCTATCTCGTCCTTGCGTTCTTTTTCGTCGGCGAACAGGTCGGTCTCATTGTTCGGGTTCTGCTTCGCCTTCTGCTGTCCCATCGGCTGTTTGCCGTTCTTGTCTTTCTTGCTTCCGAACACAGTCCCGCTCCGAATCCGTTTTTCGTCTGACTTGCATCCTCCAGTCTACCGTTCATCGGAGGTTGATTTCATCGTCTTCGAGGTTTTCAGAAAAGTGTCCGCCGCCGGTGTCGGCTTCTCTGTTTTTCTTTTTCCGGAACTTTTCTTTTTCTCTCTTCCTTCGAAAGCATTCGGACATGCCTAAACGTTCACGTTGACCTGATTTTTCTAAAAGCATTGAGGATACCCCTAAGCGGGTTTAGACCTGCCCAAACATGGAATCCGAAAAATGGTTTTATTCTGATTTTTGATTTTTTTGCTTCTTTTTGAAAAAACCTGTTTTTTGAAAAAGAAGGGAATATAAGGGTTATTAATACCTTTTGTAACCTTTTGTAACCTTTTGCGGCGCTGAAACCCCTTGTGGCAGTAGGACTGAGGGCACTTTTTGGTGGGAAAAGTCCACACTTTGGTGGGAAAAGTCCACACTTTGGTGGGAAAAGTCCACACTAGAAAATATGCAAAAATACATGCCGTGAATAAAAAATCAAAATATTTGAAGCCTTTTTTAAATGGCATTTTCTCGAATTGGAACTTTCGACACAGAAAGTCGGAAGAAGTGGAACCATTTCTTCCATTCCTACTATCGCCCACGCTTCCGTCAAAAAGGATTAGCGGCATTCCTTATATCATCTGTCGATGAATCATTTTGTCCCGAATTGCATGAGACATCCGCTTTGATTACATGTCCGTCGCAGGAACCCGATTCTTCTTTCACAACAACAGCGTCCACAATCTTGCCGTTGGAATGAATGGACGAAATGCTCGGATAGACGGTTATGCCATATTCATCAAGACTTGCCTTCAATTCAGGCCATGATTCCTTGACTTTGTTCAAGGCTGTCGTGAATCGTCTTTTGAATTCTTTGACCGGATAGTCGCCGTCCTCGAACTGAACGGTTAGGTCTTTCCACGGGACTTTCATTCCGCACGAGCGTAACTTATTTGTTCGGAAAGCCAACCACATGTAAATATCCAAAGCGAGTGCAGAATTAGATATGTTCCTGATAATGGACATTTGAGCAGGAACGGCTTCCTCTATTAGCAGAGACCACATTTGAGAGGAGAACGTAATATAGGATTCCTTATCCTCGCCGCCAAAATCAATGCATACTTTCTGCGCTACCGGGAAACTCTCATACATGCCGCTATCATCCGAAACCCAATGTTCCAATGTTATATGGGTGCAAGCAAGATTCTTGATTGACTCAAGGAGAAGACGTTTGCTTTTCCCACCAGTGGAAGCACCCATCGCTTCACACATGGCACGATAGCTTCCTCCAAGGTTCACAGTCATGCTTTCGAAATCGACCCGAGAGTCTTTGTTTTTAATCAAAGTACGAATGTAAAGAAGAAACAATCGGGGCACAGAACCATACGACCACTTACCTTCAGTCGGAGTGATGATGATTGCGGAACGCCCGTTGGTCTTCTTGATGTAATTCACGTCAGGTTTGCGTGCGGGAAAGAAACTGAGCTGGGACATCACGGAGGGAGCATACCGATAACTGTCACTGTCGATAGGTCTGATAGAATTACCCATGTAACCACTTTCCTTAAGCCTCTGGTTGCCCTGCCCCGGCTGTTCCACCAGCGCGGGGCTTTTGCTTTTCTATCGGCAAGCCTACACCATAACCACCTCAGCATATATGTAAAGAACCTTTTTACTGCGGAAACAAAAAAATCTTCCCGCGTTAGAAAAACCAATGGGGCGTACGCTCTAATATGAGCGCCGCCCCATCTGGAAGACTCTGGGAGTCTTTTTGTTCATCCGAATATCAGTATACCGGAGCCTAATCCTTCTGCTCGTACTTGTCGATGAGCGTCTGGTCGAAGTGCCCCTGCTGGAAGCAGTAATCCATCGCGGCATTCAACAATACAGCCTGCTTCGTCCCGTATTCGATGCTTCTCATCTTCCACGCACGCCAGTTTTCGACGGTGACGTTGCTGCCGATTCTTTTCTCTTTCGGCGGCTGATGCGTTTCGGATGGTGCCGATGTTTCAGGATGGGTTATGTCGGTGATGAGCCGTGCCCGACGGTCGGCTTCTTCCTCCGTGAGCGTTTGGGCATGCATGTCGGCGGACGTTTGGACTGACTGGTCTGACGGTTCCCGCGTTTCAGGAACGGCCTGTGTCGGTTCCTGCTCCGTGTTCGGTTCGCTAATGTTTTCCGGTGATTCCAATGGGCGCATGTCACGCTTGTCCTGCATTCCGGTTGCGAAAGCGTTGCGTTTGATGTTCTTGACCATGATTGCCTACTTACTCCCCTGCTCCTGTTTTTATTCTTCCACCAGATTGATTTCAGACAGATAGTCGATGAGTTCCTGCACGACGCTGGAATATTCCTTGTTGTCGATTTCGGTTGTGCCGTACATGTTCTTGACGGCTTCACGTTCCGTGATGACGGTTTCGAACCGTGCGATGCCTTCCTCATCCAGTTCGCTGATGCTGTTCCGGGCGAGTTTCGTTCTCGGCTTCACGCGTGTCAACAGGACGATGCCGTTGCGTGCCGCCGCGTATGTGCGTCCCGCGTGGGTCAAATCGGATACGGATGGCTGGCATGGGATTATCACCACGTCGCCCGCGTTTATCGCCGCCTGTACCACTCCCGCGTCGGACGGTGGGGTGTCGATGATGACCCAGCCTGAATATTTTTCGCGGATGAGTTCCGGATTGTTCAATACGGCTTCGTTGGTTTGCACGACGGGGAAGCCGAGCGTGTATGGTTTCGCGTCCGGATTGTCCTGTCTGCGTCTGCGGTTTTCCTGTTCGACGTACATTTCCCACATGGTCGCGCCGCCCGTGTTGTCGGAGTCCAAGACTGTGACTTGTTCCCCGCGTTTGTGCAATAGTTCGGCCAATGCCATTGATGTGGTTGTTTTTCCTGAACCGCCTTTGATGATTGCGACGGTGATGATGACCGTATGGTTTTTGACTCTCATGTTCTGGTTTCCTTTTTCTGCTTCCGGTGTGGACGGAATCATGGTGGGGGTATGTTTTTTGTTTCGATGATAACAACGGCGAAAAGTCGGCACGCCGAACTGGAAAACCGTTCGGAGAAACATTCCAGTAAAACAATGGAACGGCGTACAGGTTTACAGGCGGAACAGAAAAACAGAAAGCCGCGTCCGCGATGAAACGGATACGGCTTTCTTTCGTTTTTACTCGGTAGCAGTGAACACCAGTTTGCGAAGGAACTCCATGAACAGTGAACCGATATCAGGCATCTGGGCCGCGATATCCTTCATCCATTCACGCACGGGCAAACCCATGACCTCCAAGACACCGGTGATAATCCACACGAACAACAGGAACGCGCAGATGGTCAACGCGGTCATCAACGCGCGGGTGCTTTTCTGCAAGATGGCGAACACGACACTACCGGCGCAAATAATAATCATCAACAAAGTGAGGATTGCGCCCGTCGGCGTGAACACCCAAGAGAAGAACACAGTGAGCACGTCACCCAACGTTCGTCCCGCAGTGTCAGCGGCTTGGTTTCCTACCTCTTCCATTTTTCTAATCTCCTTGACGTTGGAAGGTTTTTCGAAAGGGAAACCGGCGTCGAATGCTGTGGAAGATGATTAAAACATTCGACGCCGGATGGTCAAACCGACGTCACTTCATGAACGGCGGTTTGGGTGTCGGCTGTCCTCCGGTCGGCGGTTTCTTCATACGAAGATTGCCTACGGAGGGGAAACCTGTCAGGTTTGACGGGTTGGCGTCCACCGGCTGTTTGACGGTCGGGGAAGGTGTGGTTGGCGGTTGCATTCGAACCGACGGCTGTTGTCTTACCTGAGCTTGTGGCTGCGGTTGAGACTGCTGTCGCGGAGCTTGCGCCTGTACCGAACCCTGCTGTTGCGTCTGCCCGGAATCCACCGTGAATTTTCTACTCGGCTGAATTCCATTCGGGTTCATAGCCCGTTCGGCACCCGACGGCATCGTAGACCCCGGCAGTCCGGTCGTCGCGGTCCATTCCTCCTGAGCCATCCGCAAATGCTCCTCCGGAGACTGTTGCACCGGATTCTCGCGCATGTACGCCTGTTGCAGTGAATTGTTCACCGATTCAGGCATCGGAGTCGCATTGTCGGTTGCCTTCTGCCAAGTGGAGGCGGAGGACACGGCGGCGTCCATCGTTCCGGAGGGTAGGGTCTCACCAACAATCTCACCTGTCTCAGTGTTGTACACCGGCTGGTTGGCGTTCGTTTCGGGTTGAGCTGTCGCATTCTCATTAGGAGATTGATTGTTCTGGCGCATGTACGCTTGGACGGAATTATCGACTTCACCGGAGGAGACGGCCTCTTGGAACGCTTGTTCCGCTTCTTCTTGGGACATGTGCTGGTTATCCACGAAGTCGGCCATCATTCCCTCACGAACCTGATTGAACGCGGACTGTTCGGTCAACACCGGAGCCTGTCCTTGAGCGTCGGCTGGAACCGATTCAGTTGGAGTGTCCACCGGAATCGTTTCCGTCTGACCGTCAGTCGGAATCGTCTCGGTCTGACCGTCAGTCGGAATAGGCGACGCGCCACCGGCACCACCGGTTTGGGTCGGGGCATTCGGAGTCGGAGCCGTCGGGGAAGGCATAGGACTGTCACCATCGGCGGAACCACCGTTACCGGTGCCGGAGAACGGAGACGACAACGGAGCGTCACCATTAGCCATGCCCAACACGTCGCGACGCCACTGGTCGCGTTTCCTCATACTGCCGGGAGCAGCGTTCCTGATGTCGCGGATTTTGTCCATCGCGGCTCCCGCACCCACCGCTAGGCCATGATGGAGGTTACGGTCGGTAGCTAGCTTTCCTGCGGCAATCAATCCCAACGGTGCGGTAATCGGATTGGAGAACAAAGCTCCTGCGACAGCGGCTTTCGCGGCGACCTTCGCTCCGCGTGCGGCTACGTTACGCAAAGGAGCGCTCTTCGCGGCTCGTGCGGCGAAAGCGAGACCGGCACCGGCCATTGCGGCTCCGGCTCCGGCGACTCTTGCCGCGCCTTGAAGTTTGCGTCCGGCATTGTTCAGATGGTTCATCCTTTGTGCTTTGCGTTGCACATCGTTGAGGGACATGCCCGGGTGACGTTGAGCGATACTATGGGCGAACGCCTCCGTATTGTCCTCTCCATGGAACTTGGAAACGGCTTCGTTCAACCGTTCCTTGAACTTGCCCGTGGAATCCTCAAAATGGAGTTTCGTACCGGCAAGACTTCCTCTCACCGTGCTCTTGTCCATTCGTGCCCAGTTCTTGCTTCCGCGTCCACGCGTCTGAATCGCCTCGAACTCCTTGGCGTTACGATTCATCAGATTCCTATCGCCCTGACTCAACGAATCCTGTTGCGCGCGGCTCATCTTGCTCAGGACGGTCGCGCTTTGACGTGCTCCGTTATGGGCCATGCCAGCGCCGGTACCGTTCGTGGACAAACGTCCGACACCATTGCCGCCACGACGGAATCCGCCACGCATGGCGCGAATCATACGGTACTGTCCAATCATGTGCATTCCCTTGCGAAGACCGGACGCCATTGCGGTTCCACCCGCCATTCCCATGAGAGCGTTGACGCTGAACGGATTACCACACTTCAACACTTTCGAACAGAACATGCCGATTGCGGCGAGAGCCAACACCGGACTCAATCCCGCAATCAACTGGTAGGTGAACGAACCACTGCTGGCAGAGGTGAACTTCAACGTCAGGCCACAAATGAATGTTGCGAGAGCGCCGAGCGCACCGTACAACGCTCCTACCATACTCAACTGGCAGGTGTACGTCGCCCAGTTCTTCAACGCCGTCTTCGGCTTCTCGCCAATCGGGAACGCTTGGACAAGGAACGTGACCACGAGGAACAACGCCATCATTATCAGCATGAGCTTCGTCAGTATTAGAACAAGGCTCAACAATCCCCAGACCACGAGATTGACGATGCCTCCGATAAGTGTTCCGCAAGCACCCAACGTATCGACGTTGTTGTTGCCATACATGTAGTCGATGGTTTTCTTCGCACCGCCCGTGACCGTGGAATCATCCTGAGCGTCACGAAGATTCGCCTCACTCCAAGTTCCGGAAACGTTCGGCACGTCGAAACGCCATCCGACCGTGGCGGAGTCGCCCCAGTTGGTGTCGTTCTGCTGGTCTTTATATGTTCCGTCATCCTCCTTGTTGATATCGGTGGAACGGGAGAAGATTACGGAACCCTGTTTGAGAATCGTCTGGCAGACCGAAGTGGTCTGTTGGATGGTTTCGTCTTCGCTGCCGTTCTGTTTCGCGTCCATCACGCCTTTGCCACCGTTGGTCGGTTTCACATTGTCCAAGTCGTCAATTTTGACGCGTACTTTCGTACTGCCGTTCTTGATGTTCTTGGTTCCTGTGTCACCGAGATTGTTGATGAGTGTCGCCCATCCGGCTCGCGCGTAGATTTCCTGATTGCGTTTCGTGCCACAGGTTTCCCAGAACACGCCCGCACGGCTGAGATATGTCGCGTTCTCCCTTTCCAACGGCTTGTCGGTGAAGTAAGGATTACGCGGGTCTACCCAACCGTCCACGGAGAACAGCCATTTGGCTCGCTGGTCGCTGATGTGCAACGCCATGGCCTTGTTGGTCAAATCCTTCTGGATGGTCGTGTTCGTGTTGGCTTTCATCTCCAACACGTGGCAGTAACCTTGCCGGGCGTTTTCCGCGATACGGAACGAGGATGTTCCGGTGGTCTGCGGGTTTCCGTACTGCATGGTCACGAACGAGCGAAGGGAGGTCTCCTCCCAAATACGGTTGATGGCCTTGGTGACGTTGCTTGTATCCTGATTGCCGTTGGACTTCGCCTGTTCGTCATATGCCTGATGCATGAAGTACAGGTAATCCTGACAATTGGTTTTCGCACCGTTCGCCGCATGATGGTAGGACATCATGTTTTTATCACTGTCGGCCATACCGTCAAGGTCGAGGTTGACCGAAAGCTTGTTGATGGTGTTGTTGATTGTCTGCACGACCCACCATGGGCTTCCGGTCGCCGGTTCTGTGGCGTTCTTCCCGGTCTTGGCCGCTCCAGCTCCAAGCATCGTGATTGAAGCGAAGCAGAGAACCATGATGACGATTCGTTTGCTCGCCTCTTTGACGGTGCCGATTTGGAATCCAGCCGCGCCAACCCAAGCCACGATGCCGAGCACTGCGATGGTGGCGGGGATGCCGCCGTCCATCAGACTTGTCACCATGGTGGACACTGCGGAGTCGATGTTCGCACCAGCCTGTTTCATTGGCTCGAACGAAGCGGCGAACTGGCTGATGGACAATGCGGAAGACCAGCAGACCTGAGTCAACTGCATCAGAATGTTGGGAAGGACGATATGGGTCTGCGAGCTGATGGTCTGCTTGACGTTCGAGAACCAACCGGCGACATCGCTGCCACTGTACGGTTCCGTACGCGAAGTGATTTCCCCAACGTAGTTTCCCCAACGTCCGGAAGGAAGACAACTAGAGATGTCTGATGTAGCACTGTCAGTTCCACCGTTGGCGCATGTTATCGTCGTGGTCGAATCGTTGACCTGTGCGGCGAACACGCTGGACGGCAAGACGAACAATGTCATGACCACGCACAACATCAGAATGACGAGCAGGTTCCTTCTACCCGCCCGTTTCACTGGGTCTCGATATTTTGTATTCAACGGATTTCCATTTCTTGAAGGTCGATAATGTTTTCCGGCTGAGTGGAATTCGGGTAGAAGACCTGCCCTTCAATCTTGCGGCTCTTCATATCCTGCAAGGTTCTCTTCCACCGTGTCTGTTGGGTGCGGTCTCTAATGGTGCCGACTGCGAAGAACGGAGCCAGTATTCCGCCCAACAGTACGAAGAACGAGCTGAACATGTATCCGAGCAACGGGGCGAATATGAGGCAAAGAGCCAAGCCCGCCAATGCGCCGACGATAACGGAGAACACGGTTTTGGAACGGGCCTCAGTGTTCTTGGTTATCTGGAACGTGTTCTTCCGTTCGATTTCCTCCGGGCCGGACACTTCCGTGATGTCGTCCATCGTCAACCTCGGATGCAAGGGACCTTTGTATCCTTCGTCTTCCTCATCGCTCATGATTCAACTCTTTTCGTACGTAAGGTTCTTAAAAGAAAACCGGAGTGGGAACAGAACCGGAAAGGTCCTCTTCGCATATCCACTCCGGTTTCCTTCTGCGGATGTCAGATTCCCAGATAGGTCTTTCCACTGCTGCCAAACGCGTCAACGAACCAGTCAATCAACTTAAGAATTGCCGGAATGGTGATGGTCGGGCCAGCGAGAATGAATCCGACTGCGAGGACGACGAGAACACGACCGATGGTCGGGCAGAACATCTGCACGACTTTGTTCTGACGTCCCAACGCCTTGCAAATGCCACCGACGATAAGGCCGAATGCGAGAAGCACTGCGGCGGCAAGACCGATGTTGGTCAACACGGTTCCCGCGCTACTGCTCAAAATGGTGTCGAACATCTTATGATAGGTGCTCTCAAGGCTGCTTCCAGCCAAGGTAATGGTTCCACCCATTTTTTGAGTTCCCTTTCGTTTTCCAAACGGAACTCTCCTGCATTTTTCATCCTATCAACCTACGCGGTTGTTTCCAGTCATAGCAAGGTTTTTAGGTTAAAAAAATCCGTCCGGAAGTTGAAAGTTCCGAACGGATTCTGAAAAGCGATATGATGAACGCTAAAAACTAGTCATCATCATCCATGTCACCATTGCGATAACCGTTATCGAAATCGTTCACATGAACAAGGAACGTCGGTTGCAACTGTTCTTGGGTTCGAGTGCGAACAGCCGCCGCATAACGTGGAAGATTCATCACCGCGCCCGAACGCCAACCATCCTCACCATCATTGTTCGTCAAACGTTTCGCCGTCATATCGGCAATACGCGGAATCGTCGTATTGTATGTGATGAACGTCGAATAGCCGATGAACGAATCCAACATCGCGTCGGATAACTGGGTCGGATACTGGGTGGCGAACACGAGAAGAAGACCGAACGAACGACCCTGCTCACGCAACGCGGGCATGATACCGTCATTGCCGTTAGCCAACAGGCTCAACTCGTCGCATACGAGCATCGTCCACTTGCCAGCCTTGTCCCAATCCTTGCAATGCGCGAACACCGTATTCCAGAAACGGTACATGAGCCAGCCGCCGAGAATCTTATCCATACGTTCCGGCAACGAATAACCATTATGCGGTGCGAGCACAATGTGATAATCGCCAGCATGGTCGAGAATGTTCGTCCAAGTCACCTTGCCGCGACGTGCCGTGAACATGTGTTCGATGGGAAGGAACTGGTTCACCTTGTTCAACGAGGCGTTCGTCTTGGCGAGAATGTCACGGTCGGAACGAACCGTATGACCAGCCGCGTCCGGACGGCCATATAATTGCTCGGCGGCACGGGCGGCATACGTCATCTCCTCGAACATGTAGCCACTCTTCAATTCCATGCTCAACGCGCGGCACACATGACCCAACGCTTTCGCGGAACCGGCCTGACCGTCGGAACCGCATAATGCGACGACGGCCCATCCGATTGGACTCAACTGCATTCGCAACTGTTCCGCACCCGGATACGATTGTTCGAGCTGATGGCAACGTTTCACAATCTCGCTTTCCCAATCCTTGTTCGCGGATTCGGGATTATGCTTACGCTCCTCCTGCACGTAACGGTCAACCGCCACGCCGATGGTCAACGCTTGGGTGATGATGTTCTGCGAGTCGTTCAGAATATCACCGTCATCGAACGAGTAACGCATGGTCTTCGCCACGCTCGCCGCAGTCTCCATCGCATTGTTCCCGTCCTTCATGCCAAGCATGTCCAAGCACACACTGTTCGGGTCTGCCAAATAGACGACGCGTTGCGGACTGGTGAAACCGTGACGTTTGCGATAACGTTCCAACACGTTAACACCGGTATCATCCTTCATCCAAAAATGGATGATACGGGAGTCGCGTCCCCAGATTTTCGGACTGGTGGTCTCGCGTGCGCTGATGGCCCACTGGCTGATGCCATGGGTGAGCACGGTCTTACCGGAACCGGCCTCGCCGTTGATGGCGATACCGCCGAACAATTGCGACGGGTCGAGATAACAGTTACGTCCCGTATCATCCTTCCCAAGGAAGATGCCATCATGCGACAATACTTCCGGAACCGGATGCAACTCCTGTTTCATCGCCACTCCCTGAGTGACCGGAGTGAACACGGAACTTACGATAATCGGGGAAAGAATCAACGTGGTACGTTGCGCACCATAAGCCGACACGCGCTCCTTATGAGTGCGCACGCCAAGACGGGTCTGATTATCGGACTCGTTCGCGCCACGGTCGTTCGCAATCGCATAATATCTGCGTGGCGTTTGGAAAATATCATCCCACAACGTCCAATTCTTCCAACGGATGAACGCGAAGACAAGAAGCGGAACGAAAAGAATCGGAATGAACGTCGGAAGCGGAAGCAACCCCAACAGCAGGTAAAGCATGAGCGCCACCGCTCCACCAGCAATCTGAGGTCGCGGAATGTAAACGAACGGAATGCACGACAACAGCATGAGGAACAGGAACACGACCAACGTCACCGCAAGCAGTGGAAGCGCGATTCCGAAACCCCAAGCGGAATGGAACAATGGGAACACGCCATCCATCACGTATCCTCTTGCAAGACCGCACACACTCCAAATCACGGACAACACTTCCAACAGCATGCTGACGAACAGCAAACCGAATTTCGGACGGCTCGCATGACTGGACATGTTGGATATGAGCGGGCAGATGATTTGACCAATCTTCTGCGCAAGCTGTCGGTTACGCGAAACCTGACGGCAACCGAAACTCACACGGGCGCACATCGTGTTGGTCGAAGCAAGTTCGCTTGAATCCTCGACCGCATTGTATTCGTCGCTAATCCAATTACGAATACGAATCTGCTCGAAGTATCCCTGATTGCGAAGCGTGACGCTCACATAACTGTCCGGCGGCATGACCTTCTCGATGCTTGTACGAACGCCGGAATAGTTCGTCCGCATTTTCTCCATGTTGCTTTTCGAGTTCAACCGGGCACGGAACGGGATGAGAGGATGCGCCGCACTGTTCACGCCATCCGGCAACACCGGTTCCTCATCACCTTCGACCAGTCTCGCGTCAAAACCAGCCAACTGTCCGGCGTTGACGATTCCCTCGCCGTCGCCGTAAATATATTCCTTGACCGGCTCCTCGCCCTTCTTGATGAGGAGAAGGGTGCAACCATCCAGTTCGGCGGGAATGCTCTCCACTTTCGAACGTTGCTCGTCCGGGTCTAACTGTTGCAACGTTCTGGTTATCTGATACCAGTTCGGATTACCCATGTTTTACCTTCCTTTCCTTTTTTGTTTAATCATCCGTGCTCTGCTGATACAACTGCGCGTATGGGAAACCTTCCGGCTTCTGGAAAGTGGAAAGCCTCTCACGTAACGACAATTGGAGAAGCCACGTCGTCATCCGGACGGTTTTCTCCTTCGACTCCAACGCCCAACCCAATGTCACGTAACCATCGTTCACACTCGAATCATCGTTGATGGTTTCACGCATGACGCGGATTGTTTTGTTCGCAATCCGCCGGGAAGTGTTGAACATTATCGAATCCAACTGCCAGAGTCGTATCTTCCGTAATGCGGGAACACGTTGCATGTTCGCCATCAGAAACGGAATGACCAAATGTCTACGTCCCGTCTCACATAATGTCTGAACCTGTTGCAAAGCCCGCGCACGTTCCAATCTTGCTACATCCAACGCGTCCTGTGTCTGTTGGAATGATTCCTCAGTGGAGACCATCGCAATCCTTTCCAATGAAACCGTAGAAACCGCCACGGTACGCTTCCGGCATCGTCCAACCGGAAACGTCCCAACCCCAATCCTTTTTGATGATGTCCCGCGTCACGTCCCAACCCCATTCGCTGACTTTGCGAACGTCACGAACTTGCGGAGTGTATTGCACCCACTCGTCGGAGAAAATGTTGCGCCGTGTTCCACTCATGTCCGTATATTCACCGAACCTGTCGGTTGGAATTCCATGCTCGAACCATTCATCCCAAACCGCGACTCCCATTCGTTGCGACACGGTCGGATTGCCCACGACCATTTCCGTCATGCCTTGCGTGCGTTGTATCACCGCATTGAACGATTCGTAACCTTCGTTCGCCTTCGGTATCTGCAACCATACGCAGATGAGTCCGCGACGTTTCATCGGAGAGTAGGCGAGCATCTTCGCCCAGTTCTGCATCTTCTTATCCAATTCGCTGTTCGACGTTTGGATTTCGATACCCGCCAACACATTGTTCCGGCACAACGTCACCACATCGGTAGCGCAAGCCTTGCCGACTTTCGATTCGGCAACAGCCTGTGGGTCAACGCTACGGAATTTCCCCCAACCATCACCGGATGAAAATTTCACACGTGAATCGCGTGCCAACATCAATCCCGCGTGCGCCGCATAAGTGTTATGCCGAACATGGAAACGATTCCCCGCGTAATAGGAAACCGCCATCGTCTCACGCATCCACTTTTCCATCCCGTACAATTTCATCGCACGGTTGATAAGACGTGGACTGTTCGACGGTGAAAGCCAAACATGATTCACGGTCTGACCGTACAATCGTTCCGCCTGACTGAAACCGACGTTGATGATTCCTAAACGGTTCATCGCACCATACAGGTTCGGTTCGTCACGCTCGAAAGCGGGAGCGCCTTTGATGGAAAGTCCCGCACGCAGTTGGTCAACCGTGCATGTCTTCCAAGTGAACAATGCTCCGAGGATACTCGAAACGAGTTCGCTGTTCGCTTTCACCATTGTCTCCGCGAACAGTTTGTTCGCAACGAACCACGGGTGGGTCTGCGCGAACAATCCGGGATGCTCCATCTCGAACATGTCGTTGCCTTTATACCAGTCGGCAATGCTTCCGGTCTTCCAAAGATTCTCGTCGTTCGGGTCGAAAAGAAAACGGTCATCGAATGTCACTTACGCCCACGACCTTTCTTTCCTTCACTGTTCTTAGCGTTCGGATTGAATCTTTCCGGATTGAAACCACGGTCGGGCAAAGCCCAGTTAAGAATGTTCTCCCTAGCAAAAGCAAGACCGGGGTCATCCCATCTGACATCACCGTTGGCGATATGGTTGCTTGCCTCGACCGTCTGATATTCGGTTCCGAGAAACGTCCCATATCTCGTATAGTCGAGCCGTCTGTAACCTTGCAGTCCGACCGGAACAGTGTCCTTGATGCCGATGAGTTCCTTCGGAAGATGATGCTCAGCCAAGGCCGTCAGCAGATTCAACGCGTCTATCTGCGTCTGCCTTCCAGCCTTGACGATAACCAGACAAGGGTCTCCCGATTGAATGTATGGAAGCAGTAAACCGTTGGCGATATTCTCCCTATCATCCAAATCGTCCGCGCTGATTCGGTCAAGGTCGAGCACGACGAAATCCCACAGTCGGCGTGCCGCTTGGATGTACTGACGGTATATCTGCCAGTCCACTCCGACGCCTGCTGGAGGTGCGAAACAGATGTCGTATGGAACCCCAAGGTCACGTCCTCGATTGGCTCCGACCTGCACCTGCATGCCCGGTCGCCAGTCGGCTATCGTATGCAATGGCTTGTCCTGTCTCGGGTCGAAAAAACTACGTTGGCTGGACTGTCTGATGTTCCCGTCGATGAGTAGAACACGCAATCCGGCTTGCGACGCACGGTCTGCCAACTGTCGGCTGGACGTGGTCTTCCCCACTCCTCCGGTGTTGGATGTGATGGGTAGGAGAACCGCAGTCTCCTTCACTTTGTTTTGGAGGATATCGACTACGAGACGCTTGTCCGCAAGCTGGATTCCCCAATAAGTCCGTGCGAAATCAGCCACGCTCATGCGTAACATCTGTTCGCTCATGCCCATGGCTCCGACCGGTATCTGACCGGTGTTGCACCAGTAGACCATGTATCCGGCGTTGGCTATCGGAAGCCAGTTTCCAGCCCTGTCGGTGAAGATGATTCCTTTGAACCCGGAGGGCACCGGATGTCTTATCAGATAGTCGGCCTGTGCTTGAATATTGTCTGCGGCGGGCACCTGCCAACGCATGTTTCCGGCTCTCGTAAGGGCCTTTTTGATGGTTGTGAGAAGCCCTCCGGAGCCGATTATCAGGGAAATCGTTCGTTTTTCCAATAAGACCGCCTCCTGATGGGTCATGTTCCGTTGTTTTCATCGGAACGTTTACGGTTTTGTCCGAGTTCTGGCATTTATAGTTTTTTGATATTTAGTTTTTTTGTTGGTTCTGCTGTTGCTTTTTTTCATTGCATTGGCTGTTCCTGTATTGATGTTACCTTGTTTTGATTGTCGTTGACCTTGTTAGTGAGACTATTGACCTTTTCGCTGTTGTCGTTTTGTGCTGTGGTTGTTGTGTGCCGTCGTGTTGATACTGATGTTCGGTTTGTCTTGTGATGGTGTGGCTTGTTGCTTTTCTTGTTTCTTGGGGTGTTTGGTGATGTCGTTCTTCTGTTCTGTATGTCATATGGGTTGATGTGCTGTTCTTTTGTGGATGGTTGCGTTGCCTCTGTTGTTTTCATACGTTGTATTCCCGATTTAGGGGTAGGCGTTTCTTCTTCTGTTGTCCTTTTCTCTGTTGTTCTTTTCCTGATTATGTTGCTGGGTGTTGTCCTGTTCTTCTGTTGCTTCTATTTGCTTAGGATGTCTTCTCTTATTTCTCTTATGTTCTTCTTTTTCTTTTTTCTTTCTGGTTTTCTTGGTTCTTCTTTTTGATGTGATGGTGTTTGTTTTCTGATTTTTGGTGGGGAGTGTTTTCTATCTTTTTGTCTTTTTGGTTTTGGTCCTCTTTTCTTTTTTTGAATCCGCTATTCATGTTGGCCTACCGGCGCGGGCGGCGCGGGGAATTGTTTTTTCCCGTTTTCCTCGTTTAGGGATGCCGTCGGGCGTTACACTCGTGAATTGAAAATACAGAACACCTCGTTCCGACTGTTAACAGCCTGTACGACCGGAGTGTTCTCTGGATATGACGAAAGAAGGTATGATGCCAGACTTCACCAATTGGGGATTCAACAACAACCAGCAGTCGGAGCAGGACAATGGTTACGGTTCCGACAATTATGCTGAACCGGAGCAGTCTTCTGTCGAGGAGTCGCAGACGGAATCCGATTCTCTTAATCAGGAGAGTTCGGAGCCTGTCGCTGACGTGTCCGCACCGGCTGATGGTGAGGACATGAACGTGGACGCTGAGTCCACTGAAACCGAAGACAAGCCGAAGGGGAAAGGTAAGGGCCGTTCCAACCGCAAACCGCGTGAGAAGACCATGCCGCACATCGAGGAACAGTTCGGCAAGAAGCTGATTCCTCTTGTCAAATCGTTGGATGACGAGCGTGTGGTTTCTCTCGCCAAGGCGTTGACCGATACGAAGAAGAGCACTCCGGAAGCAGTGCTGGACGCATTGACCGAGCCGAAGAACCAACGTCGAATCTCCGAGTTCGCGTCCGCGTTGGAAGGGTTGGCTACAGCCGAGCCGGGCATGATTGCCGCAGAGGTGACGTTGGTGTTCGCGCAGGGCAAGGATATGACCAACCTGCTGTTCTCCGTGCTGAACGCGGTCGCGCCGGAGAAGAATTTCGGCCGTCCGGTTGACGACCAGTCTCCTGCCGGAATGCGTAAGAACCTGAGCAAGATTGTCGATAATTGGGGTGACGGTGTTGACCTTTCCGTTATCGATGAGCTGAAAATCTGAGTTCCCATTCCGACATCATTGAGGGGAGTCGTCCTTACGGTCGGCTCCCCTCTGTTCATACTCGAACTATTGTCTGCGACGTAATCTCAAAGCGTCTTCGGACGAGTACACTCCGAACGGGCTGATGGTCACGCTGTATTTCGTTATACGATACGTCCACTCGTTCTGCCTGTCGTTTAACTCCTTGAATCTATTTAGAAGATTCTGCTTGGAGAGGCTTTGCCTGCTTGCTGGAAGCAGTGATGGAAGGTCTGCCCGTTCGATGATGAGCCTATGGTCGTTCGGACAATACAATGCCGCCAATACGAGCAGGTCTATCGCTATGGCGCTACCCGCGTTGGGGTACAGACACTTCAACGGCATCTGCCGGACGTTCCTTGTCATCATTTTTACGAACGGTTCCGTGAACGTGATTTTCCGATGCTCGATAGTGAGACTGTCGGCGGTGATTTCGGTGTGTTCGACCGGCGTGACTTTGACTCCGTCTGCTCCGGTGAACTGGATTGACGAGAGCATGAGAAGCTGGTTCCGGACGGTAGTGCGTCCGTCTCCTCCACTGTTCAACCCGCATTTGTTGGCGAGGAAGAAGAAGTCGTCACCGATGGTGAGCGTGCGGGTTTCCGCATCCCATTCGCGGCTTGGCGTGTTGATGAGAGTGGTGATGATTATGCTTAACAGTCTCGGTACTCTACCGGAGAAACTGTTCTTGGTTTTCGCACGATAGGGTGCGAACAGCGGATAGGATTCCGCGGTGAGATAGCCGATATCGTAGCCGAGTATCGTATGATAGTCGGCTTTCAGGGTCTCCAGCCCATAGGTACCTTCGTTCATTGTGTCTCCTTATAAAAATGACGGGCGTGTGGTTCCGTCGATAACATAATGATACCCCCAGTATTGTGAGGTCGGATACCAAAAGGTGCCGGTTGACAGCATCGTCAACCGGCACCCTTATAGGTTATAAGTCTTTCCTATCCGGCTTTGAACCGTTCCCATCCGTATCGGGTTTTTTATCCCTACCCACAGGTCTACGAAGTCCAGAGCCGGATTGTCCGGCCACACGACGTTCCAATCGAAGCTGGTATCGAATCTTCTCCAAGGTCTTCGACGTGTCAGTGATGTTCCCTTTACGGGCTTCACGAATCCACAGTTGACAACCCCGGTCGAGCATGACGACGTCGGATAGTTTCGGTTGCCTTCCGGAACGTTTCAGTGACTTCGCCGGTGTCTGGTTTTGGTGTTGCTCATCGTCGTACATTCCGCCCACCTTTCCTTTTCACTGGGGTGGGCGAGCTGGTGTTGCGCCCACTTTCTCGCTTGTTTCATAGCGGCTTTCTTGCCGCCGTTGAGAGTGTGGGCAGTACCGTTCGCAATGGGAGTGAAGAATCCTTCATCTTCCACTTCGGCGCTCCACAGATATGACATGAAACCGTTTCTGCGGACATTGATATCGAACTTGTATCCGTCACGGTTCACTGGTTGGGAACCTCCATCTTCAGAGAGTTGAAAGCATTGACGAACAGGTCGGTCGGAATGGTTTCCGAACCGGAAATCAAAGTCTTGCGGGCCAGATTGTCCACGGTTTGGACAAGCAGGGCCGGACTAACATCTTCTATGTCGATGTCGAGCGGTTGACCGTCGGCTTGGATGTTCAACTCCTTGAGTCGGTGCATGATGATAAGTCTTGAAGTCGCCTTGTCCGGTAGTGTCATATGAACCCGGACGTCGAACCTACGCCATGCGGCACGGTCTATAAGACTGCTCATGTTGGTGGCGCAGACGAGAATGCAATCATCTGGTAGCGTGTCGATTTTCTGGAGTACGAGATTGGTGGCTCGACGCATTTCGGCAACGTCATGGGAGTTGTCGCGTCGGGCAAGAAGCATGTCGCATTCGTCTATGAACAGGAGCTTTCGTTCCATGTGGAGCCGGTCGAACACCAAGGCGATATTGGTTAACGTCTTGCCGAGCTGACTGCTGATAACACGGTCTGCACGAAGAATAACACCGTCCAGTCCAAGCCTCTTCGACAGGATGGAAGCAAAGGTGGTCTTACCCGTGCCGGGCGCTCCAGTGAGTATGATTCGATTACGGGGAGCGAGATTATGCGCTGTCAGAACATCCAGTTTCTTATACTCGGCAACCAGTCCGTCCAACAGTTCCCGCACGGTCTTATCCCACACAGGCTTATGAGTACCGTCCGGTGGGAGCAACGGTTCGGTCAACCCGTCAACCGGTGCCAGACTCGCATTGACAGCCAGTCCCTTCTCTCGTTCCGACTCCGCCAGCCGACGTAGATTCGTGGTGTAAGCGGTCGGCTTGGCTTTCTCCACCGAGTCGGCCAGCAAGTCGATTTGCTGGGACAGTTTCAAATGGTCTCCGTTGCATGCGGCTCTGACCAGTCGAAGCATTTCCGTGCTGTTTAACATACTGACCTTCCTGCTTTCTGAAAATGATTCTTGTCAATAAACGTTATGGTCAATGTTTGAGAAGTAGAAGGAAGTATAAATACGGCAGTCTTCCAATCCAATCTATTTGAGAGAGGAACCGTAGACGATGATGGAACCCACCGAAACCGACAACACCAGCAGTGACACGACGGTCATCAGCCGATAGTTGAACAGGTCTGAACGGGATTTCTCGTCAGGCATCCGACTCATTCTTCCTATCGACAGTCGAGCGTAATGCACCAGCGCGGTCAAGCTCAACGCCGACAATATTATGAGAGAAACCATGCAACATATCTGCTCTTTGGAATACATCAGGCGCCTTTACGAAGCCACAAATCTGGATGGTCGAGATACGGGTACAGTTTGGGAATCTTTCGCACAGCTTCCCGAATCCAACCGTTCTCGCAGATACGTTCTAAATAATCTAATGGCTTGCGTTGCAGGGACTTCGACTTGGTGTTCCGTGCCTTGTGGATTGCTTCCACAGCCTTCTTGTTCGCCTGTTGGAATGTGATTTTCCCTTTGGCCTTATCGTCCGAAATGGTTTGCAACCTTGCTATCAGACGGTTGATGGTAGCCATATCCTTGGCGTATGGGCGTGCCGGAATGGCTGTTCTGCTTATGTCTTCCTTGCCGAATCCGTTGCCGCTCAAACCGTTGCCTTCCTTTCCTTTTTACGGCTATGGTCTCGATGTTTGCCCCACCGTTCCGGGCTGTCCAAGTCCGGGTAAACCAAGCCCATCTCGTTTGCCGCTTCACGAATCCAACCGTTGGTGCAAAGCTTGCAGAGTCTTACCATGGGGCCGCTCGTGGCGCGTGGCATTCCTCCGTTGGCGGTCGCCACCGCGTCCACGGCGAGATGGTTCGCCTCCTCATATGAGATTGTTCCGTCGCTTTTACCGTCGGCTATCTCCCACAATCTTTTACGCAGATTGAAGAGCTTCTTGGCCTTCTCGAACGTTGGATGGTATGTCTGTATGGTTTCCGGCATTGTCCTGTCCGAATACTCCTTTCAGTGTTGTCCACTGTGCTCGGATTGCGTTTTTCAGGTCAGAGTCCGGCCTGTTGGAAACGGCCAATCCAATATTTGTAGTCGGCGTCCGCATACGCTTTGTTGCATGTGGTGAGAATTTCCTGATATCGGACTTGAAGGTCGGGTTGGTATCGTTCAGTGGACTTCGGGAGCACTGTGGTCATGGCCCCATGGTTGAACAGCAACACCTCACGGTCAGCGGCCTCGTGTTCGAGTTTGCGGTCGATTCCCTCAAACCATTGGTGTACCTCGTCGTCGTTTGGCAGTCGGCCTTCGCCAATCATTCTGCTCATGGTGTCCTTGAGGTCGAGCAGCGCGTCCTGCATGCGTTCGTTCTTGAACAGGAGTCGTTCCACTTCGGTTCTCGGCTCTCGTTCGGTGTTGTTTTTATCGTCCATTGGTTTCCTTCGTTCTTGCGAACATGCCTATGCCCCAGTCCGTTCGGGCTGGGGCATTCCTTTTTTGTTTTTAGGCGTCGAGTTTCTTGATGAAGTGAGCGAACAGTGCGGTGGAGCTGAGTAGGAATGTGATGCTGGTGATTGCCATTACCACGTGGCCGTAATCCTGTCTCCACATGAGGAATGCGCTGACGATTGTGATGAGTGTCAGTGTCAAGTTGATGTTGTTTTCCGTCTGTTTGCTCATAGTTTCTTCTTTTTGTTCTGGCGTGTTGGGGAGGTGTGCGACTCCCTTTTTTGTGGACGATTCCAGTATAACAAAGGGTATGGTCGAACGCAAATCATCCGACCGCGAATCCCCGAACGCTTGCATACCCCCACCTAGTGTGTTAAGCTGACCTCGCCCACACAAAACATTCCACAGGAACGGAAAAGACCACAGAAACAATGAGCGCAACCAAATACGACAACGGCAACACATCCGCACTCCAAATCGTCGGCAACGAGGGAACCAACAAGCTCACAATCCTCCAATCCCCCAGCTTCGGCAAGGAACTCATGTTCACCATCACCGACAGCGACACCGCGACCAGCGTCGTCGTCAACGATATAGAAACCCTCCGCAAAATCAGAGACTTCCTCAACGAAAGCATCCACTGGATGGAAGCGTGAACCATGGTCGAAGACACCGTTTGCACCATCGGCGTATATGGTGGCCGACAACCGTCCATACTCGTCAACAACCATCTCGTCTACGGTCGAATACCAGACTCCGAAACCCAGCCGGACATCATCGCGGACGTTCCGAAGAACAGGCTCGTTGCCAACCTCAACCCAGCCTCCGACGGCATGACGGACAGTCCCAGACTTCCGTTGGAACTGTTCGCCGCATGGCTCGCCAACGGTGACGTGGGCCTCAGCTCGCTCGCCATCGTCCAACGGCTCACCGGAATCACAATGACCGTGAACGGCACGCGCGAACATGGTTGCGAGGACACTCCGAAAGACCCCGGAGACCTACGTCGGATACTCGGAATGTTCGACATGGTGCCAGTCGCACGTGCCTATCTGAGTCTCATGCGCGACGTGTCGGACGATTGGAAAACCATCATCGACCATTGGAGCGAACTCGAAAAACAGTATCGGAAAGAGGAACACAATCCATCCGGTTGCGCCCCCAAAACCTACCGGATGCTGAAACGATTGAAGGAAGGAAACCATGCCTAACAAAGACATCAAAACCGAACCACGGTTCATGACCATGATTCAGAAAGACCTCCTCCCGACATGCAAGGCGTTGAATCTCGACGTTGACTCATTCGCCAACGCGCGGACAGTGTTCATCGACCGTGACAGCGTGGGACGGATTCTCTCCTACATGAGCGACCATGAAATCAACCCCGAATGGTACGGCCTACTGCCTGATAATCTGTTCGTCGGAACCGGACTGCCAGTCCTCACCGGCGTCGAAGGAGAATACTTCGCCCGTATGACCGGACGGAACCTCACCAAGAAAGTCGCGGCGAAAACATTCATCGCGGATATGGAAGCCTACTGGCTGAGCAAAGACAATCTGAAACGGACTGACGGTACGAAAAGCAGCGGAACCACGCTCGGTTTCGGACGTTGCTCCGGAATGCGTGAGGCCAGCCGATACAACGAACGCATCTTCAAAAACAACGAATACGAGTACACGAACCCCGTGGACGAGTACGGCATCGACACTGTTTCACGTTACCGTCAGGTTGGTGAAATCTACAATGAGGTCGGCCAATGCTTCAAGGGAATGGCACAGGCGCGTACTCCCCTCGCACCATTCGTCTTCCTCACCCATAAGGAATACGAGGGCGGACTGGACACGGTTGTGAACCACTGCCCATACATCACCCATTCGGACGCCACCCGCATCATCGACGGAATGAAACAGTTCCCTCCGAAACGAAGCGTGGACAGGTTCATGCTCGCGTTCACCATGACCGCGTTCGCGTTCGCCATGAATCAGGTCGAGGAATCCGAACAGTACGAGACGGTCGAAGTGAAACCACCGAAAACCGAAATCAGACGGCATTCCGGCGCTCCGAAAACCACGTTGCTCATCCATTTGAAACCGGAAGAGCCAGCACCCAAGGCCACGCCATCCTACGCCAGTGAAACCGACGAATACGATTGGGACAGCATCACCGGACGGGTCGAAACCATCACACCGGACGTTGCCAAGGAAATGCTCGGCGTGAACACCAACAACCGCAACGTGAGCCGCACACAGGTCGAACTGTTCGCCCGAACCATGGCGCAGAAGGCTTGGAAAATGAACGGCGAAGCCATCAAATTCAGCAACACGGGACGCTTGTTGGACGGACAGCACAGGCTCCTCGCATGCGTCGAATCCGGTGTTCCGTTCCGCACTCTGGTCATTCGCGGACTGCCCGAAGACACGCAGGAGACCATGGATGCGGGCAAGGTCCGCACCATGGCTAACGTGCTCGAACTGAAAGGCCGTAACAACGCCAAACAGCTTTCCACCGTGGCCCGTTCCATCTATCTGAGCGAACAGTTGGGTGTGGAAGCCGCATGCGTCAACAACATGTCACCGACCCGAAATGAACTGCTGACGTTCATCGAAAGCACTCCGCAATTGGAGGATACGCTACGACAGGCCAGCACGTTCTACACGAAAAGCAATCATCTCATGTCCACCAGCATGGCCGCGCTCCTCTACTGGACGTTCAACGAAATCGACGGTGAGGCGTGCGAACGGTTCTTCGACATGCTCGCCTCCGGCGCTAACCTTGACGAGGGAAGCCCCATTCTCGTACTCCGCAACACGCTGTTCGATATCAATAAGCGTGGAGCGCACAGCGACCGTCCAACCCGCCGACGCATCGTCGGAATCACCATCAAAGCGTGGAACAAATGGCGTGAGGGAGCGACTGTGAAACTCCTCAAATTCTCTCCGAACGAACAGTTCCCGGACGCAATCTGACCTTGGAAAGGACGAACAAAAGCATGGTCGAAAAACCGAAAAAACCGAACACATCCCCGGCGAAGCTTCTGACCGCAGACGAGGCTTTGGCCTTGGGAAGACGGCCGGAAGTCGTCAACGTCTTGAAAAACAAGCACGGATGGTGGGTAATCTTCACCACCCAATTCCAAGACGAAGTGACCCTCCGATATCTGCAAGGGGAACGTCCCTCGGAGATATTCCGCAGTCACAATCTCGGACCGGAAGTCCTCGGATACAAGCGCATAGAACGTTGCGTATACCGGTGGGTCAACCATCCCAGCAAATCCCGTGTCAAACGTTGGCAAACGGAACACCGCCTGTATGAGACGTTGAACAAGAATCAGACCAACACCGGCAAGAAGGAGAACAACGACAAGTGAGCGTCCCCACACCAATCCACAAGGACATGGCCGAGCAAGTATTGTTGGGGGCCATGCTTCAAGACGCGGAAACGTTGGACAAGGTCATCAGCCAACTTTCCGAAGAGGACTTCTACCAGCCGACCAACCAGACCATCTTCCATAATATAAAGGAACTGGCCGCAGACAATAACCGTGTGGACGCGCAAATGCTGTCCTCGCACATGATGGACAACGGACAGTTGGAACAGGTCGGCGGCATCGACTACATCGCCCAGCTTGTCGGCTCCGCGCCCACGTCGAACAACAGTGACTATTTCATCAAGCAGATTCGTGACGCGGCCATCCTCCGCCACATCAACATGGTCGGACAGCAGTTGCAACAGATGAGCAACGTATCCGACGCGTCAGCCGAAGATGTGCTCAGCAAATCGTTGGAGGCCGCGTTCTCGTTGGAGGATTCAAGCCGTTCCGAAGACGACGAGTTGAAGACCGCATACCGCCTGTCCGACGAAATGCTCCAACAGTTGGATGAAATGTCACAGAATCCGAACGAGTTCGGAACACCCACCGGCTTCCGTGACATCGACGCGTTGACGCACGGATTGCAAGCCGGACAAATGGTCATAGTCGCGGGCCGTCCGGGCATGGGCAAGAGTACTCTCGGCATGGATTTCGCGCGTAACGCCGCACTGCACAAGGGTCTGCCGACTGTGATTTTCAGTCTGGAAATGGGCGGTCACGAACTCATGCAACGCATGTTCGCAGCCGAAACAGGCATCCGTCTCGCATCGTTCCAACATCCCGAGAATCTGAACTCGAATGATTGGAACAAACTCAACGCGCTCTGCCATCAGGTCGAGAAGACACCATTGTGGGTTGATGATTCCGCCATCATCAACATGAGCACCATCCGTGCGAAATGCCGTGCTCTCAGCCGCAAGGTCAACGGGTTGAAGCTTATCGTCATCGACTACCTGCAACTCATGTCCTCCGGTAAAACCGTCGAGAACCGTCAGCAGGAAGTGTCGAACTTCTCCCGCCAATGCAAAATGCTCGCCAAGGAACTGCAATGCCCCGTGGTCGTGCTCTCCCAGTTGAACCGTAATGCGGAACAGCGTGCCGACAAGAAGCCGGAACTGTCCGACCTGAGAGAGTCCGGTTCCATCGAACAGGACGCCGACATGGTGTTCCTCGTGCATCGTCCCGAATACTACGACCGTGAGGAACGTCCGGGCGAAGCCGACGTGATTCTCGCCAAACATCGCAACGGGCCTACCGAAACGTTCAATCTCGCGTTCATGGGCGAATGCTCCAAATTCGCGGACATGGCCGCAGGTTTCGAAAACGAGTTCTGAAACAAGTTCTGTCATAGTGGGTATGCCCACAAAAAAAGAAAGGAAAAGTCAATGCCAACAACATTGCTAATCGTCGCGGCAGTGGCGATACTCATCATCCTGCTCGCGACCGCAAGCTACAAGGTCTGCCCCGCCGACCGGGTAATGGTCATCACCGGGCCGGGCGGACGACGCTTCGTCTCCGGCGGAAGCGCATTCATCATACCCTTCATCATGCGCGTGGACTGGCTCTCCCTCGGAGCGGTGCAGTCGCTCCTGAGAACCGACACGCCGATTCCGACGAAGGACGCAATCCTCATCGACGTGAACGCCGTCGCGAACTTCCAGATAGCGTCCGAGACCATGACCGTGGACGAGAACGGTAAACAGGTGAAGGCGTTGGAGAACGCCGCCAAGAACTATCTGAACCAGTCCAAGGAGCGAATGGAGAAGGACGTGACGCAGGTGCTCTTGGGCAAGCTGCGCGAGGTCATCGGCAAGACCGAGTTGAAGGAGCTCATGGAGAACAGGGACACGTTCGCCGCGACCGTGGACGAATCCGCCCGCGTGGATATGGAACGGCTTGGCCTTCAATTGACCACGTTCAACATTCAAGACTTCACCGACCGTCAGAACGTCATCGCCAACATGGGTGCTGAAATGGCCGCCGAAATCAGCCGGAATGCGAAGCTCGCGTCCATCAACGCGGAATAGGATGTGGCCGTCCGTCAGAACCAGCTCGACCTGAAACGAGCCGAACTCCAATCCATCTCTGACAAGGCGCAGGCCGAGGCCGACGCGGTGAAGGGCATCACCGCCGCCGAACAGTCCAAAACTCTCAAAGTCAAGGAGCAAGAGGCTGAAATCGCCGCCGCCGAAAAGAAGGCAGTCCTCGAACAGAAGAACGCCGAAATCGAAGAGCAAAAACTGAACGCGACCATCCGCAAGAAGGCCGACGCCGACCGTTACGCCGCCGAACAGCAGGCCGACGCGCAAATGTACACAACCCAAAAACACGCCGACGCGGAACTGTACCTACGCCAGCAGGAGGCTCAGGCCATCCAATCCACAGCCGACGCGGACGCACACGCGACCGAAGTCAAAGGCACGCTCACCCTATCAGACGGCTCGAACCTCCCATTCCGACTCATCGGCATCCTCCACGACGACAAAGCCGACGGAAGTGGACGAAAAGCAGGATTGACGTTCATGGCTTGGAACGCGTTACCGAAAGCGTATGCCATGAACAATAGTCACACCAATAATGGCGGCTGGCGTGACAGTCTTCTCCGCAATCAGATGAACAATGGTGAAATCTGGAACCAATTCCCAACCGACTTCCAAAACAACGTCACAACCGTGCTGAAACAAACCAACAACATGGCCTACGGAAGCACAGTCGGTTCAAGCGCGTCAGCCACGGCAGACAAAGTATGGCTCGTCTCCTACCGTGAACTCGTACCAACCTTATACGATGGTTGGAAGACCTCTGGTGGTTTCCAAGCGTTGAATCAGGAGGGAAGCCAATACGAGTATTTCCACGGTAAGGTGACAAATAACTGGTCGGGTAATAGCATTCTCTCCGGCATCTACAAGACCGTTTCCGGTTCCGCTCCTCTTGGTGCTTACTACGACCGTTGGTGGGAGCGTTCGCCCGACCCGGGCAACTACACCTTTTTCCTCCATGTGTACTCGGACGGCGACCCCAGCTACTACCTCGGTGCCGACTATCGCTACTCCGTTGTCCCCGCTTTCTCCTTCTAATCCCCAATCCTTGGGTGGTGGGGTTCATCCCCACCACCCCTCCAAACTCAAATCTCACACAAAAGGAGTCCTATGACGGTTCCCGCAAGCAAACGTACAAAAGCCAAAAGCGAATATGCGAATCAGGCCAGAATCGTGCTCTTGGCTACCAGAAATCTGTTCCGCAAATGGCCTAAAAGCCGTAACTGCATTGAAACCGTGCATGTCATGCATATCGCCTACGAAATGTACTCCTCCGCCTACAGTGCCGACATCATTTATGCAAGCACTGTAGAAGAGCATGAGATGAAACTGCAACTGTTGTGCAAGGCCCAAGGCATGCTGAACTCACTCTCCGGTCTTGTGGACGATTGGATGGAGTTTCCTCCACGGGAAAAAGACTTGGAAGCCTACAGGAAATATCCGGAAGGCGACCCCAGATACAATCCCGTCGTCAAGGAGAAGAAATTCGTGAACTATGCGGGAACCCTCTACAAGGCGATGGGCGTGTTCACCGGAGCCGTCAAGTATGAGCGAGACCAGTTGAAGAAAGCTAAAAACGCCGAGTCGAAAACGAACACTATAATGGATACTCGGGCGCAAGCCTAAAATATAATTGAACAAAATCGGCCATATCCAAACTATGGTGACACCGTTTCCGGTTCCACTCCTCTTGGTGCTAACAACAACAATTGGTGGGAGCGTTCGCCCAACCCGAACAACAACAACAATTTCCTCCAAGTGAACTCGAACGGCGACCCCAGCTACAACAACAATGCCAACAATCGCTACTCCGTTGTCCCCGATTCCTCTTACCAAAAACTAACATCAGATAGGCCAGTAGCCCAATGGGTGAAAGCCTCCCGAAGGGGAAGGGGATATGGTCGAATGCGCGGCCCCTCGAAAAATGGGTTGCGTGTGAAATAGGTTGAGGGAGATATTAAGACTGTCGGAAACGACGGATACTTGCCCCTTAAGCTGGGCGTCCAACATCATTGCATGTCTTGGGTTGTTGCCGACGACCTGCCCTCAACCATTCTTTTCTCTTTCCCTAGTGAAGGAAGCATTAAAATCGTGAATGCGAGTCAAAGACGTAGAAGACGCCAACGCAGACTGCAACAACGCTCGGATGATAAGTACAGGAAGCTCCACCGTTACATCGACTTCCAACAAACATTCGGATTCGACGCGCTCTACCAAGCCGCAAGAAAATGCAAACGCGGCGTCACATGGAAAAACACAGTGTTGAACTTCGACAATAGGCGTGCCGTCAACTGTTGGAAACTCGCCCAAGAATTAGAGGACGGCACATACAAGAAGAGAGCGCCAATCCGATTCGACATTTCCGAACGAGGCAAACTCCGCCACATCAGCGCGGTATCCTTCCGAGACCGGGTGGTGCAACGCGCCTTATGCGACAACAGTCTCGTCCCCATCGTGGAAAGCCAACTGATATACGATAATGCGGCAAGCCTACCGAAACGTGGAACATCGTTCGCCCGAAAACGGTTCGAACTACACTATAAGCGGGCTTTGGGCAAATGGGAGCATCCGTATGCTGTCATCTTCGACTGTTCCAACTATTTCGGAAGTATCAGCTCCCAACGAGCGTTCGATATGATTTCCACCCTGTACCGGAGCATCGCCCGCACCGGACGGGAGAAGCAGGATGTGGAACGGATTCTAACCGTATTGAGAATCTTCGTATTGGACGAACCTCACTTGGGTTTAGGCAATCAGACAAGCCAAACCATGGCTATCTGGTATTTGAACAAGGTTGACCACTGGTGCATGTCGCAAGGATTCTACGGACGGTATATGGATGATGCCTACTGTTTCTGCAAGAATCGTGAACAGGCCGAACGTGTGCTGGCCGGTTACGAGCGGCATGTCAATCAATTGGGATTGCGGTTGAACAAGCGCAAGACCCGCATAGTGGACTGTCGCACCGGTCAACTCACATTCCTGAAACGCGTATACAGCGTACAGGATGACGGCAGTATTCTTATCCGCATGCACCATAAGGCGTTGCGTGCAAGCCGACGGCATGCGCGTAACCTTATCCGCTCATATGATGGCGTGCATGTGGGATTGCGGACAGTTCAGGATTCTTGGACGAGCCATGAGAGCACACTGTCGGGTCTAACTCACCGTCGTGGACTGTGCGCTCGGGAGAAAGCGTGGTATCGGAGGCATTGTGAAATGCGGAAGCTGGCTTTTCACCCGTGATTTCCGGACTTTCCAGATTGGTGGAGGGGTGTAATCTGCTGGAAGCGGTGGCGCAGAATCTTCCGCTTCCTCAATCGTTTGGATGAGATTTCGTGAGGCTTGGATTGTATCGTATTTCACTCGGCATGCTTGTCGGCTAGTTTTTCTTCCCAGCTTGGTGTTACACTGGGTTTACTTGCATTTTCCTTCCTCGGGACTTCGCCCATGTGGGGCTTTAGAGGTTATCAGCGCATTGGTCAGAGTATGCCGTTTGAGTGAAAGGAAACTGTCATGGTAGGTTTGATGATATTACGGTCACTCGCAGTGATGTCCGTTTGAAGGTTAAGGCTCCGTATAATCCGTTGTTCGCACGTCGCTCCCGCGCGTTGGGTGGAACGTTTGATGACAAGTTGAAGACTTGGACGTTCGATATGCGTGTGGAAAGGCTGGTGTTCGAAGCTTTAGACAAATATTTCTGGTGGCATAAGGGCGTGGACGCTGAAAAGCGTGTCACAGTCACCATCGACCCCTACGACTACTTGTACGCGTACTCCAAGCAGGATAGCGACATTATCTGGTTCGCTGGTCGAATCCTAGTCGAAAAATATCAGCCCGACCGTCCACCGCGCATGATGCCGAATGTGGCTCTCGTGGATGGCATGTGGCCTAAAACCGGCTTGTATACGGGGTTGAATCTCAGTCCCGACAAACTCCGATTATTGGTATGGGATGTTCCCACCAGTTTTCTGGAACGACTGTCGTCCGGCAAGTATGAGTTGTCTGAGCCGGATGGTGACACGTTGACTGCGGTTGACGTTCGTATTCAGGCTGTGGAGGAACGGTTAGGCCGGTTGAGGGAACTCCGAACCCGACTCGCCTCTAATAGTGAGGATGGTGAATGATGCTCTCCGTGCCGATTAATGGTCAAGTCCAGTCGCGTCTCATTCCGCCCACGTTCGTGGAAGACAACATCAGCGACATGTTCAAGGCTGTGGACGCCGGACACAATATCGTCGTGACGGCAGTGGACGAGTACGGTAATCGAACCAGTATTACCACGCCGGATAATGTGAATCATGACATGCTGGGGCGTCCTCTCGAATTCGCGTCCCATCCCGTACTGATGCGGAATGTGCGCCGTTGGATGGTTTGGCTGTTGCAAGCGCAATACTGCAAGGATTACAAGTGGGATACGAACAGGCTTGGAGGTTGGATGGAAGTGTTGGGTTTACCAGCCGACCTTGATATTCCCGTAACGGAGGAACATTTACGCGTGTTGAAGCCTGTGTTTAACAAGGATGATGCCGACCCGTATCGGCTTGTCGCACGATACGACAAGCAACATTATGCTTCATGCACCCTCAGCACTCTCATACGGTTAGCCGAACAAACCACGCCGAACTATGCCCTGAACAATCCCGCCCGCTGGTGTCAAACCGACCGATACCGCAAACTCAGCATCCAACCCAATCCGAAAGAAAACTGGGACGGAATGGACAGGGTACGCGACTGTTGGAGCGGATGCGAATGGGCATACCCCGCATTGGAACGCTACTATAATCCGATTCGACTATTACGCGACGAATACCGGCGGGGAGGACTACCTGAAACCTTCCACTATCCAATACACACGACAAGAGGAGAATACCGGTTGGCGAAAGGACAAATCAGCCCCCACGCAACAATCCTCCTCAACGGCAAGCCGGTAGGACTCATGTTCAGCGACGATTGCGAGGAACCATTCACCGACCGGATACCACCCGAATGGTGCGCCACACCCTTACCGGAAAACTATAAGACCACGCCACTCAACCGAAACATTCCCGTAAACGGCGAATTCAAACCATCATTCCAGCAAGCCATGCTGGGATTCGTGGAATGGTATGAGAAAACGCACAAGGGATAGCAAAAAGAAAAGCCCCTCGACTGAGGGGCTTTTTCAGTAAATGTCACATGGTGTCGGGATTGAATTCTTCCAGCTTGTCCATGCTAAACCGCCCAGAACAACAAAACCTAGTTCTCCGAGCGTTCGCTGATATTCTCCCGCATCTGCAAATAAGCCCCATGCTCACGCAAGTAATCCCGCAAATACGGCATTTTGAAAGCGACTTCACCGTAACCGACCGGCTCAATCAAATCGTTCTCAATCAGCTTGGTTCTATACACGTTGGCGAACTGTGGCGAACGGTTCAACCGACGGGCGATTTCACCTGTATTCGACACCGTATCATCCACCGACATGGCAAGTAGATAGTTCACCGCATGGGATGGCAAGCCATGCAATGCTGGGGCGTGAACCATATCCCCTAGTTTGGCTTGGGCTTTTTCGATACCCTTGACCGCGTCCTCCTCGGTCACTTGATTCACATGACCGTTGGTTTCGGACATCCGCCAAGCCCAATAGCCCACCAGCTGAATCATGAACGGATAACCGTGAGTGGCGTTGGTCAACCGTATCAGCGTTTCCATTCCGGCTTTCTTCTCGCCGCTGAAGGATTCCTCGAACGCCTTCAATACCTTTTCCGTGGGGACAGACCCCAAATGGTATCGTTCCGCCCGTTGCAGGAAAGTGATGGCATTGTCGGACAGCACGTCGTTCACTGCGGACGGCAGTCCGGCGAAAACGAACGCGATGTTCCGTCCTTCCCGGATGAGATGCTGCACTGCGGTGGACAGTGCTCTGATTTCGTCCATGGAACCGGACTGCACCTCATCCAATGTGATGAGGATTCCTTGTTTGGTCTCGTTCATTTTGTCCAATCGTTTTCCGACCGCTTGGCGGAGTGTCAGGGAACGTTCCTCATTATGTTCGAGTTCGATTCTCCCTAAGCTCAGTTCAAGATTCCCGACGTCCCCTTTCAATCCTACTTTGGGCATGTCGTATGCGGATATGCGGGTGGTGTCCTTGCCGGTGAGCGCGTCCACGAGTCTTCGGGTGAAGCCTTTGTCGGCGCTTTCGTTGTAGATTTGCCAACCTTGTTTTTGGGCGTGCTCTCCCAGTGTGTCCAGCATGACTGTTTTGCCGACTCCTCTGGCTCCTGTGAGGAACATCAGCCGTCCGGGGCTTCCCACACCGTCTTTCAGCGCATAGTCGAAGTCTTCGATGATTTCTTCTCGTCCGACGAGTATCGGTGGGATACGTCCGGCGGTTGGTTTGAATGGGTTGGTCATGTCTGTTTCCTTGATTTTATAATAATTATAATAAGTATAATACTTTAAAAAAGCATGTACCAAGAGGTTAAGTTCGATAATGGGCGAGCTTTGTCGAGAGTAGAGGTTGACGACCTAAACGGAAGTGGTTTAAAATAGATTCTTGTTTGAGATAAGGTCACTTTTCTAAAAGGCATTGAGGGACGGTTCCCGTTTCGGTTTCCGTTCCTCTTTTTTGTGTTGTTTTCATACTTGAGGTATACTGGAATTGTTTACACAGGAAAAGTCGAAAAACCAAGGAGCAAAAAATGAGCAACATCGACAGCATCATCGAACGCATCAACAACCTCATGGCAATAGCCGAAAACGAAGCATCCAGCGACAATGAGGCGCAAATGGCGTTCGAGCGGGCACAGAAACTCATTAACGAATATCGTATCGAAGACTGGAAACGCGACCGCACCCGCACGAACAAGCCAATCATCGAACGTGGCGTGAACGTAAGCAAAACCACCATCTACCATCAGCAAGGCTACCTTGCGACCATCATCGCCCAAGCTAACGAATGCCGCGCCTACCTTCACGAAAGCCGGTGTGGCGGAAGGATTGAGGAACGTGCCGTCATGTTCGTAGGCGAGGAGGACGATGTGAACGCCGCAGTCCTTCTCTTCCAAAGCATCGACCTATACTGCTCAGTCCACGCCCGTACTAGCTACGCGGACATGATTGACAAGCACGCCAAAGCGTACTATGAGGACAACAAGGAATACGTCGAAACGCATTACGGACGTGAATCCTATCCGACGCTGACGGAATGCAAACAGTACATGCGTCGTGATTATCCACGCGCCAAGTTCTACTATGGTTATCGCGGTGGATTCAACGAACGTTTGAGCGAACGTTTCGAGGAGCTTCGCAAGCAGAGTCTCGCCATTCCTTCCGGTCGTGAGCTGGTGTCATGTAAGAGTCAGCGTCTGAACGAGTATTTTGACAAGCTTGAGCTGGTGTCGGGTCATGCGGCCACTGCTCGTGGTAGCAAGGATGGTTTTGCCCGTGGTGTGAGTGACGCGAACAATGTGGGTTTGGGTTTGTCTGAAATGGGTGTTTCGTCCCACGCTTTGCTGAATGCCTGACTTTTCAGCCCGCTTCCTTGCTTTGGGGAGTGGGCTGTTTTTGTTTTTCACAACAAACATGGTATACTGGGATTGTTCACACAAAAAATAGATTCCAACAAGGAGGAACAAAAAATGATTAACACAATCGTCAACCTCAAAATCACCAAACTACGCGAACTCTCCACCTTGTCAGTGGATAGGGAATATCTCACAATAGACTACTTGGACGAGGATGGCGAAGAACAGCGAATCGAAAAACTCACCCACGAGGAAGACCTTGGCGAATACAATGTCAAGACCGACCTTTGGGCGGACATTCTCGAAGATTGGCGGCTCACCAAGCCGATTCCAGTACCCTCTGCCGAAAAGGAGGACTGGAAACTGCTGGAAGACTATCTTTGGAACCTCTCCGACTCGCGATATCAGGAACTTTTGGACAATCGCAACAAATTATACGAAGCCGACGACGTGGCGAACATCCTCCGCAATATCAGCCGTCTCAGCGACGTAGGACGAGCCACGTTGAACGAACTGCTGGACAATGGTCCCAAGGATGTGGAGGACAAGTATGAGGAACAGTGGAACCGTATCGTTCCGCTCCGTCAGGCGGACAGTGACGAAGAATAGGAAGTGAGAAAAATGAAGGCACGAGACGTTAGCTTCTTCAAGAAAAACGCTTGGAAGGGCACGTATTCCAGCATCCTCACCATTCCGGTTGAAGCGTTGGCCGACAAGTGTTTCAACACTTGGCTGGACATAGAGGACACGAATTTTGCGGAAGCCTCCCTACCGGACGAGAAGCTTGCCGGACGGTTCCGTGAGCTGGTCGATTCCGACGCCGAACAGGCGGAATGGGATGAATTCTATGCTTCCGTTGGCAAGGCTTTTTCCGCCATGTCGGTGGATGAACTGGCGTCCAAGTTCGTGGAGTTGAACGACCCTGCGACCATCCGTCGTGTTCTTTGGGGTTACGGGGACAAATGGTATCTCGATTCCGATTGCGAGCATGAGTTCTGACCGTCGGGTTTTAGCGCCTCTCCCTTGGGTGGGTGGGGCGCTTTTTGTTTGGCGTGTCGTGCCCCAACATGATGTATACTGGAATTGTTCACACAAAAACACAAGAAAAGACAAAGCCGAAATGTTTACCGCACTTGACATCAACACCAACGAGACCGTCACTGTTCAGCCGATAGCCGTCTACGGGAGCGATGCATTCGACACGCTTCTTATCGTCGATGCCATCACCGGCAATGGCATCTGGATGGGGGCTGACTCCTCCCAATGGCTTATCAACTTGGGACGCGCCGACTCCTACTCCGATGCCGAGAGGGTCGAAGATGTATACGGCGATGACGAGGACGAATGGGAGGCCACGGCGGACAGGAGGCTTGCCGCATATGGTTTCCGATTAGGCGAATTCGACGAAGAGGCTGGAGACCGGTGGGAGCTGGTAGAAGCTTAAAAACATACGGTTTCCCACGGCGCAATACCCGTCAAAACGCAAAGGGGCGTGCCATGACAGACACGCCCCACCATTCACAAGAGGGGCAATAATGCGAAAAGCGACGTTCGTTAGAAAATACTACGGGCACGGATACGACGCCCATAATTTTTAGGCAGGGTGCCACGACCCTTGTGGTTGTGGGTGAATGCCTTTCCTTTCCACTAACATTATGATATAATGTTTTTTATTGGAGGTGAAGCATATGGTGGAACTCGCATTGACCATGAAAGTCAAGCTCACGACCAACAAACACGAGTCTGAAGCCCTCAACCGCCTATGTGACAATTACACCTCCTGTTGCAACGAAGTATCCGATTGGATTGGAGAACACCACACCCTCAGCCAGAGGAAAATCAACGAGGCTGTCTATCACCCGCTACGCGACAAATACGGACTGTTAGCCCAGATGACCCAATCTTCGATACGGCGGGTCATCGCGTCCTACAAGGCAATTCACTCGCGCATGGAACGCCGGAACGGAGAAAACCCCAAGAGGAAGAGGACGGCATACTATTCCACCAGACCAAAGTACTCGTCCGCCGGTGTTGACCTGCTGTGGAACCGCGACTACTCCTATTCGTCCATGACCGGAATGTTCAGCCTTCCCGTCATGGACGGGAGAATCAAAGTGAAAGCCCAATGGAAGGGAATCCCGGACGAATACCGTACGGCACGTTTCGGTACCGCCCGACTGATATCGAAACAAGGCAAATGGTACCTGCATATTCCCATCATCCTACAGGTTCCCGACCCAACCCCAAGCCCCAAAAACATAGTGGGCGTGGACTTGGGCATCCGAATGCTCGCCACCAGTTATGACGGCGAAACCACCGTCTTCCAACATGGAGGGGAGGTGAAAAGCAAGCGCGGCAAATACAAGCGGCTCCGTCAACAGTTGCAGAAACGCGGCACCCGAAGCTCCCGCAGACGACTCAAGACCATAGGCGACAGAGAAAACCGTTGGATGACTGATGTGAACCATCAGGCGTCTAAGGCACTCGTCAACCATTACGACAGGGATACGATGTTCGTTCTCGAAGACCTTACGGGAATCCGCAATGCGACCGAACAGGTCAAGGTCAAGGACAGGTATGTTCAGGTCAGTTGGAGTTTCCACCAATTCCGGCAGATGGTCGAATACAAGGCGAAACGCAACGGTCAGAAAGTCGTGTTCGTTGACCCGGCCTACACAAGCCAGACCTGCCCGAAATGCGGGAAAATCCGCAAAGCCAACCGTGACAAGAAACGCCACCTGTATGTCTGCCGCAACTGCGGATACCAGTCCAACGACGACCGGATAGCCGCGATGAACCTGCGACACAAAGGCTACGACCTTTTGAACTCGCAGTACGCCGCCAGCATGACTGACGGCGTAAGGGTGCAGTCAACCACCCTATGATGTTCCGTCAATTAAAGGTAGGAGAACGGTTACAGCCGTTCACTGGCACTACCGGACAGGGACAAGCCGCAATGCTCGTCATTGCGGTCGTTGACTCCCCATGCCTCGCCGGAAACATTGAACGTTCTGGCCGATGACGGTTGGACTCAGACCCGCATCAACGTCGCCGGTAATCCGAATACTTCGACGGAAACATTGGACTATATGTCCGACCAGTGGAGTCCCCATGTGAAGCGTGCTATCGCGACGAACTCGAACACGTCCGTTGAAACGTTGAAGAAACTGTCCCACGATTCGGATAAGTCCGTGAGACAGTTGGCTTATTCCGGATTGAAGCAGAAAGGTGAGAAACCTATCGACAAGCCATTCAAACCGGCCAAGCCGGTCGAAGACGACAATCCCGGAAAATACATGAGCGCCGATTTCGACCCGATGGAATACTTCGGTCTGAACGACTGATTCAATCCGCCGATTCTGAATCCCTCCCCTATTGGAATATCCGTTGGGGGAGGGATTTTTCCGTTTTCCGAAGGTTGACAACAGTCGAAACCATTAGAGTCGAAACCAGTGATACAGGAAAGATTCCACAGAATCGAAAGTGGTTGACCCGAAATGGCAAGAGACGGTTTCTATCGTCCGGAAAGCTTCATCAGCCCCGGTAGCGAATACGGTCTGCTCCGAGCGGCGACACCGGACAGAACGGTATGGCTGTATGCGAAGATTCCTTGGACGAGCGCACTATTGGATGGTGCGGGCGACTCCAAAAGGAAGGAAGCCGAGCAAAGCTTCATGGCTTTCTTCGACGGGCTGGCCGGTGAGGTCAGCGTGGCGGGCATGCGCTACAGGGATTTGCTGAAAAGCGAATACCGTGAATTCCATCTGCTTACGGGTTCCATGCCTATCCCCTACCGTCCGCCGGTAATGCAACAGGATGATTTGAAAAGCTATCAGGCTTACTATTACCGTAATCTGAACGTGTGCAAGCAGTTCGCTGTCATCGGAGTCCCGTTGAAACTGGGTGGCGAAGCCGGTAGGAAAGGCCGTAAACAGTCGCTTCTTCGGAAAGTCACCACGAAGTTCAATCAGCTTAGCTTCTCCATGGCGAACGGTTACGCCATGTTTGAGGAGTATCTGCCGGACGCGCATCGTATCGAACGCATCATGTTGAACGCCGGTCTTATCCCGTTCACCATCATGGAGGAAAGCGAACGCGAGCAGATGGTTGCGATGATGGAGACTTGGTGGGTGAGTCGAGCGTCCGCGTCCGCCCTTCCCATCATTGCCGAGAACGACCACCTGCATTTCTTCCCGAACAGTAAGGTCTGCCAGAACGCGAAACGACTATACGATGAGGGAATCGATTGCGACCAGTGGAACATCGACAGCGAGTATCCGGCGTCCATCTGCTTCGCCCGAACAACCCAGTTCGCACAATCGGACATCACCGACCCGTCCAACCTGTGGATTGCGAAACTGATGGAAGTCGCTACGGCGGGTGGCGCGAACGCCGTCGGAACGTCCATTCGCGGCAAGGTCGAACCCGGCAAGGTGACGGCTGACACGATTCGCCGTAACGCCCGCACGATTGACGAGAACATCAAGGAACGTTATCAGCATGGCCGTGAGGCTTCCGCCGATATGACCGATTTGAAATATCGTCTGGACTATAAGAAGGCCATTTACAATTCTCCCGAAATGCCGCCGAGCATCATCGATTTGAGTGTCGCCACCTGTGTGGCAGGTAACGCTCAGATTGCCGTGGACTCGTTGCAGAACATCCAGAATTTCGAGTTCACGAATCTGACCACGGCCAACGAACAGTTGATGGCGTTCAAAAGCATGCAGGCGTGTTCTCCGGTGCGTATGACACCGTATGAGATTCACTGGTCTGCGACCTGCGTGGCTGGTGGCGGCGTGAGTAGTTTCGCCAAGGCCGGTGATGATACTGGAGCACTGGTCGGATTGACCGAAGCGAACCGGCAACCCGTTTACGTGGGCACTACCACCGTGCAGGATAAGGATACCCGACCGGGCATTCTGGTCATCGGTGAAACCGGTTCCGGAAAGTCCATGCTGTTGGTGAGCCTGTTCCTCCAGTGGATGCTGATTGACTCCCGTAGCGGCAAGGGCAAAACGCCTTGTATTCTCGTCAACCCGAAGGAAGGCAACGACTTCGAGGATGCCGTCCTGTCCCGTAACGGAACAGTGCTCCGAATGGATTCCGACATCGCTGACGGAACATTCGACCCGTACAATGTGCTCCGAAGCGAGGAAGAGGCCAAGGATATGGCCGCTATCATGATTTCCGATATTCTGAAACCTGACGGCGATACCTCCTATGAGCTTACCGTTAAGGCCATGCTGGATTACGGTTACAAGAAGGGTGGCCGCTGTTGCGGGACAATCCTGTACAAGGCGGCTACCGACTTCCGTGCTCTCCAGCAAGCGGGGAAAGACCCTTCGCAATACAACTTGTATCCGGACACGTTGGACGTGTTCAAACTGATTACGATGAGCGTCAATACGAACCAGTCGTTGCGTCTTATCTTCGGTACGAACGATAACGTGACCCCTTTGCGTGTCAGTCAGAACCTTACCCTTATCAACGCTGGAAACCGTTCCATGATTCCGGAACAGGGAGCCGAGAACACCGTTACAGGACGTATCCAACGTTGGGTGCTTCGTATGATTGTGTTCGGCGCGGGTGCCGCAGTAAGCGAACGAGACGGAATGGTCGGCATCGATGAGGCTTGGGCAATCCTAGGCGAGGACAAGGGTGCCGCCAAGGTGAACGAGTGGATGCGTACCGCACGTTCCCGCCGTTTCACTCCGGTGTTCGCCTCCCAGAAGGTCAAGGAGTTCATCAACGCTGGTATGACAGGCGGTATCGGCCGAGCGTTCCTGCTGGCTTTGGACGACCCGATTCAGGATTCTCCTGCCCGTGACGCTTTGCGACTGTTGCAGATTGAGGATTCCGGCAATCGTATCCGCTCCCGTATGAGCATGGGTGATACGAAGGAGAACGATGAGCCGAACTGGGCTGGCATGAGGCGTCTGCGTATCAAGGACAAGGAGACCGGCAAGGACAAGACCATTCGTGGTGCCGTCGCCTACTTCAAGGATTCCAGCAAACAGCCGGTACCCGTCGAAGTCATCATTCCGCCAGACCTGTTGAAGGAAATCTCCACGACCGCAACCGATAAGATTCGCCGTGAAGAGGAAAAGAAGAAAGCAATGCAAGCGTCAGAAACGCAGGAAGGACAAGAACAGTGAGTTACAAGGATTTCTTCGGAGAGAATCGTCCGATGCCCCATAAGACGGAGGATGAGCAGAACATCACACCATTGTCTCCGCCGACGTTCGACACCACGCCGGTCGTTGAAAAATATGATGTGATGTCTTTCCAAGGCTTCTCCAGTGGAAGACCGTTGCTGTTGGAACGGCCCACCAAGTATGTGAATCGTATCGTCAATTCGATGAAGCAGATTATCGCCATTCCGGAGAACGACCAATATGGTGGGGTCGAGGGAAGGGTCTACCTGTCGCCTATCTTCACACTCCCCGTGGCACTGCTCCATGAGGGAGACAAAATCGGCAATGAGACAGTGAACCGTTATCCGTATCTGCATTTCCCGACGAACCATGACTGGAATGCGGACGAAATCAGTCTGGACGAGTATCTCCTCGCCATCGAATACATGTTCGTCATCCATGACATTGCTCAGGAAAGCACCGAAGGAGACCTGCTCACCTATGGTGTGGACGGAGATTATACGATGGACGATGACGCGTGGAAAACCGCTTGCGAATGGTCTAAGGAAATCAGCAAACCATTGTCCGACCTTAATCGTGGCCGACTATTGGGTTTTGCCATCAACAGTAAAAGCGAGAAGGAAGTCGATACGGTCGTGAACCTGTTCGACCTTTGGGGGGAGGAACGGGAACCGCAACAGATTCTATCCGACGCGCAGACCGCGGCGGGCGATGTGGAAGACCTTTACAATATGGTGTTCAGCATACCATTCGAACCATTCCACTGATTTCCCTCCCCTTACCTAAAAAATTCTGTTAACTTGGAAGAGATGGCAAAAATCTCTTCCAAGTTTTTTGTAAGGCGGGTACAGTGCAAAGTTTTGGAAAAATGGCGGCGACGGGGATGGCTGGCCTACTCCTCTTCGACATGATGCTAGCGGTCGGCGTGACCAGTATGAGTACCGTGTCCGATACGACCATGATGTCCATTCGCTCCAACGGATGCAAGAAGACCTCTGCCCAAAGCAGTTCGGACAGTGGGAACAGTCTCATAGACAAGTACATAGCCAAGGCCGAGGAAATGGCTAAGGACGACAAAATCGGTTATAGCCAGTCGAAACGAAAACTCAATCCTGATGTTGACTGTTCGAGTTTCGTCTACTATGCGCTGACAAAGGGTGGCGTCAAGAATCTGGGCGACTCCCCATTTAATACGTCCAGTATGGATGACCCGATGAGCAAGGCCGGTTTCACCAAAACCGACTTCGATGGTTCCGCAGACAAGCTCCAGAAAGGTGATGTTGTATGGCGGGACGGCCATACGGAAATCTATATCGGGGATAATAAGACCGTTGGCGCTCACGAGGATACCGATGGCAAGGATGGTGACAGCAAGGGGGACGAGGTGTCGGAAGTCCCGTTTGATTACGGTGGCGGTAAATACACTTCCTACTATCGTCTTTCCGACTCTTCCGCGTCCAGCTCCTCCGACTCCTCCTCTTCGGACTCCAGTAGCTCCAGTTCATCTTCTGATTTCAAAACCAATGATGTAGCAATCAAAATCGCCAAGGCGTTCGCGTCAGCGGGATTCTCCAAAGCGGCCACGGCTGGAGTATTGGGCAATGTGTATGCCGAATCCGGTTTCGTAGCGGACAGAAGCAGCCCCGACAATGGATACGGTCTCGGACAATGGACTCCCCGAAGCAAAATCCGCACTTGGATGGACGCCAACGGACTGGAGGGCACGCCTGATTCGGACGAGGACGGGCAGATAAAAATGCTTGTGGCAACCGCGAAAAGCTCCTTCAACAATCATTACTTGTCGGAAGCCAAGGCCGAGATAATCGTCAAGAACGACAGTCTGTATGATACTTGGCATGAAGCCAGCGACCCGGAAGTGGCCGCAGTCGCATGGATGGCCGGATGGGAAAGGCCAAATTGGGCATCCCGTAATGAGGATAACCGAAAACAGGTAGCCAAGAACTATTACGACAAAGGATTGAACGACATCTCCTTCAACGGCAAGAGTGGAGACTCCGATGATGACAGTTCCCAATGTTGCACACAATCCGACGATACGGACGGAACCACCGATACCACGTCGGCCAATGTGACAGTAACCAATTCCGTTCAAGCATATACGGATAAGTATGGTCAGGCCGCATTTGACATTGGCAAGAAGTACGGTATCCCATATGAGGCGATTCTTGGACAGTCCGCAGTGGAAAGCGCTTGGGGCGCTTCCAATCTGACGACCAAATATCATAACTTCTTTGGCATCAAGGCGGTCAATGGTCAAAAGTCGGTCAAGCTTGCCACCAAGGAATGCAATCAAGGTGGATGTTACGATACGACCGGTGATTTCGCGGTCTACGATTCCGACGAGGATGGTTTCGCCGGTTATGGCAAGTTCATCACCGAGAATTCCCGTTATGCGACGGCATTGCAGAAGCGTACCGACCCTCACGCGTACATTCAGGAGTTAAAGAATGCCGGATATGCCACGGACAATAATTACGTCTCGACCGTTTGGGGTGTGACACAACAGTTCATTGCTTACATCAAGCAGACAAACAAGTTCCCGCCATCGTCAGAAGTGCAGTTTGATTCCGCTCCCCCGGCTGACACGGGTGGTTCCTCAAGCGGTTCCTCAGACGATTCCGACGCGAACACCACGTGCCCTGTGAGTGACGATAGCGGTAGTACTTCGTATGGTTCCGTCGGCGGTGCGCCTACCAAGGATGGGGACTTTTCTTGGATGTGTTCGGGCAATCAGAAGATTTGTAGCGCGTCTGACGCTGGTGTGTTCTACCCGCATTTGGAATATGGTCATCAGTGCGTCTGGTATGCATGGAACCGTCTTGCCATGATTCACGGCAACGAAGGCTGGTCTTGGGTTATGGGTAACGGTGGTGACATCGCCAACAATTTGAAAGGCCAATCCGGTTGGACGGTCGATGGGAACCCTAAACCCGGTGACGGTATATCAGGTCGTGGTAGCCCGTTCGCCGGTGGTGGTGATTGTGGTCACGTGGCCGTGGTTGAGGAAGTGTCCTCCGACCCGTCCGGTTGGAAGATTCGTATTAGTGAAGGCAACCGTGATGGTTCCGCGTCGTTCTCCTCCTATGGTTCTCGATGGCTGACGAAATCCCAGCTTTCCAGCACTGACTGCCAATTCTTCCGTAATTCCAACTGGAAGAAGTAGTTTGAGTTATAGCAAAAAGAGAAGGAATGTAGATTCCTTCTCTTTTTGCTTGTGTAATGCACTATTCTCTGTCGTGGATGGTGGCCGCATCCTTCGCCGGGTCAAGGTCTGGTGCCTGTTGCTGACCGTTGGCTGTGTTTCCGGCCTGAATCAAATCGTCCCACATGCTCCAATCGACTTTTCCATCCATGCCTCCCATGCTGGTGGGCGCGTTCAGTACGCGGGTGATGCCGGTTGGATTCATACCATTCCAATTTAATGCGCCTGAAACCGGGATGGCGATTCTGTTGCCCTCACCGATACTGTCGGCCACCCGGTCGGGAGTCCATGCGGTCAGGAACGGGTTAATCCACCAATTCTGGTTTCCTACATATTCGATGTCGGAGACCTTTCCATTTTTGATGGTGAGGATGTCGTCAATCTGATAATCCCGCCATGCCGGGGTGAGCGCATTGTAGCCGCCCATCGAATAAGTGTCGCCGCTAGTGACGAGGATGGAACGAACCTTGCCTTTGACTCTTACCTTGCCGTTTTCGAGCACTGTGGCCGTCGGGTCTTTGACCCATCTGGTTCCAGTGCCCCATACTTCGTTCTTCCACCACACTTGGGAGGTGGGCATGGTGTCGCATAAGGACTGGTAGTCGGAGGTGTTGCACACGTAGGAGGGGGCGTTGCCTCCCCATCCCTGATTGATTTTCACGGAAGTTGGCATGTCCGCCGGAGTCTCGATATTGTCCGGTGTTCTTAATGCGGCCAATACTTGGTCTGCTGGCTGTTTGGCCCACTGGTGTGGGTCTGCGAGCGAGTCCACTCCCCAATTGCGCATGTCCTTTTCCATTTGGAGGGCGATGGTCTTGTTCTGTTCCTTTTGTTTGTCGGACAAGACTGGGGTTTTCTTCTTTTTGGTCTTGTTGGTGGAGCTGGAGGAGCTGGTGTTGGCGCTGGCTTGGGTCTCTTTGGTGGACGTGACGTGCTTGCGCCATGCGCACCATCCGATGACGAGCGCCAACACTAGGACGACTGCTGTGATTATGGTGATGGTTTTTTTGTTGTGGGACATGAGTTCAGCCTTTTGCTAGGAAGTTCGGACGGGTGTTCGAACATCTAGAAGAATCTTAGCGAGAAACCCTGCCGTCAGCCTTCTTGTACTGGGATTCCCTTCCATCCAACCCGTTCTTTCCGAGGCGAAGCAGGATGGTGTTCATCCACATGACACCCGTGGGGATGAGGTATCCGATAAGTGCGAGCAGGAGGCAGAAATTATCTCCGGGGTTCCAGTGAACGTAGAGCATTGGAACGATTGCCATGAGCACGCAGTCGATGGGGATGTCACGCAGTTTGCCCTCATGGAATTCGATTCGGAAGCACCAGATGATGGTTTGGAGGATGGCAACGAAGATGAGGAACGTGAAGATGTCGAATGCTCCGACGGCGATTGAGGGGATGACTGTTCCGAAGAAGTTGTTGAACATCGTTTCGAACGTCTGTCCTGCACTGGTCATGGACAGTCCTCCGATTGCGAGGACGATGACGCAAATCGAGTAGACGATGAACGTGCCAATCGAGATAAGTAGCGTTGCCATTTTGTTTTCTCCTTTTTCTTTAGGTCATAATTTGTTTCCTTATGGCGACTTTTTTTGTGGACATTCTCAGTATAGCATGAACCTAAACTTTCTATAATAACTCGCCACCCAAGACGACGACACGCCAAGAAAACACCCCAACCAGCCCCAACCTCCCCCAAACAATTTTCCTGTTTTCAAAAGGTTTACAACAAACAGTCCATTAGTGTCGTTAATAGATTTCCGACATTCAAAAAACAGATAATGAATGGAGTCCTCGATGGCACAGAATCGCGGTGGACGAAGCCGCAGTAGGAGCAAAGAGCCGACCCATATCTGGAGCGGCTTCTGGTGTGGACTCATAATCATCATCGGCGTAATCCTCTGTACTTTACTGAGACTTCCGCTCATGCCGTTCATCTGGCTGGGAATCCTCGTAGGAGGAACCACGGCCACCTATCCGACGCCCGCACGTAAGACAGACCCCGTAGACCCGAAGAAACTCAACGTCTACTACCGTTGGAAGGATATGTTCTCCGGGCTGAAACCTTACTCCCGTCCCGAAAAGGACGACGAGTTCGATGAGAACCCCGAGACATTCACAGACCTCATGTCCAAGTCCGATTGGCTTGCCGTGCATAGGGTCTCATGGTGGGTCGGCTGGTTCGTCGGCCTGTACGCCAGTCGTGGATGCGGCTTGTGGACGATACCGTTCAACATGATATTCGGTTTCATGTCGGTCATGGGCGTCATTCATTGGCGTGACCGTCTTGTAGACCGTCGGCATATCTATCAGGGTGTGAGCGTGTTCGCCTTCCTGCAAAAAGGTAAGCCGTCGCAGAAGACCACCGCCATCGTCTCCGCCGTTGTTCTTCTTGTTATACTGGGAGCTTGCGCATATTTGGGGTTCGTGGATATTCCAACGACGCTCAGTCTTCCCGCACTTCTGTTCCTGTTGCTCGTGACGAAATTTGACAAGAAGAAGCAGACCGCGTATTGGCGTGAACTTGTAAAAGCGCAACGCATGCTGGACGGTTGGGTCAAAAGCGACGACTTGGCGAAGATGTGGGGAGGAGCCTACGTCACCCAAGTCAAGAAGGTCGGCCATCGCAAGAATCCGATGCACGTCATGCGCGTCCGCTTGCAAGACCAGTATGACGCTCCAAGAAGCAATGAAAAGGTATTGAAAGCCGGTGTGGAGCCGTTACGTTCCTCCGCCACCTCAAGCGGATACAATTTCATAGCCCTGCTCGCCGCCAAAACCATCAAGGAGAACGGCTGGCAGTTCGACCCAAGCCTAGTGCGAATCGTATACGGCAAGGACGAGTCCTGCATTCCCGACATCACCAAGAAGAAGGTCGGGACGAAAATCGCCCAACTGGTTGCCGACATCGCCTACGATTATTGCGCCCAGAACGAATGGCATAAACGTCCGCCGCTCGTTCAGGTCATCGACGCCGCCGCAGACGATGAGGAAGAGGCGGCATGGCTGATGCTGTTGCACAATCCTCCCAGTGGTGGTGCTCTCATCACCCAGTTGGGATTGGAATGGTTGGCGAACCCGTTCAGTCCGGCTGACATCATCAAAATGCCTATCTTCTCCGATTTGGAGAACGCGTTCATGCTCGCCGCCCAACCCGAAACGAAACTGAACGACAAAGGCAACAAGTATCGTCCGGCGGGTTTGACGCAAAGCAAATCGTTCAACCGGTATATCGAACTGTCCCGCCGGTTCAAACAGGACCAGAAGGCTTGGCAGGATATCGTCGGGTCGAAACTGAATCTTCCCGTCTGCAATTACGACGAAGAGAAGATTGTCGAAACCAGTGAGGGCTGGTCTATCTCGTTCATGCCGGAAATGCTGACGGCACCAGACCGCACGTCCGACTTCATGAGATACGACCTATCGAGTCTCGACCCGTCCAAGGATTTCGTCGGACTCATCGAGGAGAACAGCATCACCTCGCTGGTCATGGCGGACAACGCCCCTTTGAGAATCGACCGTCTGACCGGCTCCCGTCCCGAATACCGTCGTTACGCTCAGGCGCTCATCTACAAGGCGCTCATGGACGTGATGCCATCGCGGGCGGAGGTGGTCATCGACTCCTGTCAGCAGATGGGCAAGGACACGGCCATCTGGCGTATCGGCTTCCATTTGGGTCGTGGCGGAACCGTTGCCGACGTGCGTAAGAAAAGCGCCAACATCAGCGCCGCCGTCGGTTCCGAACGAGTGTATTGGGATTGGCAATCGGCAGACCGTGCGACAGTATGGCTGTGCTCCAACCCGTATCTGGGAACAGACCCGGACAGCGTGGCCCATTGGAAGATTCGAGCCGCCCAGAAGGAACTCATTCAACTAGCCTTGTCTGACGCTTGGGGTGTTGCCGGAGTTCAGGACAGTTCCGGCAAGACGCCGACCGTCGAATCGTTGGGCGTGCTTCCGAACAACAAGGAAGTCCTGCTCGCCAAATTCCAGATTCCGGGCGGATTGGATTTGGACAAGCCGCAATACAATCTCGGCAAGTTCCTCACCGAAGCGAACTATCCGTATGGTCGAATCATCCAAGCCTACGGCACGGATTTCTCCATGGTGTTGGCGAAGAAGAGTCCGTTCCCGACAAGCGTCATGGCGGATTGGGAGACGGCGAAGAAGTGTGACCGTCGCAAGTTCCCGATTGGCGTGGACGATTTGGGCAATCCCGTGTACTGGGATACGAAGACCACGCCACATCTGCTCATCAGCGGTAAGAGCGGTAGCGGCAAGTCGTCCGCTTCGCAGATTGTCATTGCGGAGGCTTTGCTGAAAGGCGAGGACATCATTCTCATCGACCCGTCGAAGGGTTGCATCGATTTCACCCAGTGGGCGAAGCCGAAGGCTCTGGCGTTCGTCGGCCTGTACCAGTTGCGTGAGACGGAGGCTGTGATTTCTTGGGCACGTGAGGAGATGGCCGAACGCGTGCGCATCAACAACAAGTATGGCGTGGGCAACATCTTCGAACTGAACCCGGACGACGTGGAGGAAGCCGACCGCAAGCATCTGAAACCGTTGAACATCCTGTTCGATGAGTTCAACTCGTACTTGCAGGAGACCGGCAAGACCACGCAGAACCCTCAGAAGGACATGCAGATTGCCAACGACAATGCCGCCGTGTCCGCCACGAACGCTTCCATCGCCCGGACGATGAGCGCGTTGAGCAAGATTATCGTGCAGGGTCGTACCGCTGGCATCCGATGCATTTTCGGCGCTCAGCGTTTGACGATGGACGATATGAAGAAGTACAACGGCAACGCGTTCTTCCGTTCGTTGGGACGTATCCTCTTGGGAATGGACTCCCCCGCAGGCGTGGTCAGCGCCCAGAATCTCTCCGAAGCGAACCGCACCCAGAAATCGTTGAAGAACGAGGATGGTCTAATCCCGGTCGGTCGTGGAATGTACGAAAGCATGCAAGGCACTCTGATGGCCGTGCAGACATGGTATTCGGGCGGTCAGAACGAACTGGCTAAGCTCGTTGCCGACATTCCGAACCCGGAACCCATCGACTACCAGCAGTACATGCCGCGAGCGGCGGAACAGTTCACAAAGCTCGACGTGGAGGATATCAAGGAAATCTTCACTTCCAACAACGGTTCGGAAAACGTCGAGGACGAGGACGTGGAGGAAGAGGAATGGTAATCATCCCGCTCTTCCGGCTCGTCTTTTCCAACAATCCCAAAGGAGGGGAATTCCAAAAAAAAATGTCGTTCATTCTAGGTGATGATATTCACGGCCTTCCGGTCGAATGGCGTACTGAAGAAGGCAATCAGAACATGCTGACCATCAGCGGCAATCATGGTTCGGGCAAGACCATGCTTGCGGATTCCATCATGTTGCAGGCTTTGGCCGCACAGTATGCGGTCATTCGTTTCGACTTCGAGGGCAAGCCGCTCCCCTCCCCCATCGTCAGTCAGGTTGACTATGAAGCAAAGGCCGAAACGTTGGAGGTGCTTGACCGGACGGTGGCTGAAATCAGACGGCGTGGAACATGCATCGAAAAGCATGGAGTGGAAGGAGAGCCGACCCCACGTCCGCTTCTGCTTGTCTTCGAGGACTTGGATACGCTCATGGAGACCGAAGACCGATATTATCTGCGTGCCGTCGAGGAACGCCTACGGGAAGTCGAAACCGGAATCTCCGGACTGCGCGTGTATCTGGTGCTTGTATCATCCACGTTCCCCATGGAGGAGCATTCCCTTTTGAAGAACGTCATCTCCCATAGTGGTCACGTCCACTTGGGGTACTCCCCCATCGAGAAATATGTACTCCCATCCAACAGGGAACAGGCGAGCCATCTCATCACCCGTCTCGCCGACCACAGCTTCCAACTGCTACCCGGACAAGGATTCTACGAAGACCGGTTCGGAGCGTTGAAACCAATCAGTCAACCTCACGCATTCGAAGGAGGAAACCACAATGCCTGAGACACGACCGAAAATCAAAATCGGATTGTCCAAAATGTTCCCCGAAGGGTTCGACGCGCACAATCCGGACGATATGATGCGGTTGACCCGAAAAATTCAGGAGAAGGCCGCACGCCAGCCTGAAAAATATGAAGGCTATCTCATCGACAGCATCAGCCCGGACGGACTCTACGCCTACATCGCTCCGATGGCTATGTCTACCGACGATAAGGAGATGCAGAAGCTTCTCACGGAGGGCATGGCGCACGGTGATGAAATCGACGCCGCCGACTGTATGGGCGAAGCCCGTCAGAAGGATACCGTCGCCCGTATCGAACTGAATTATGCCAACAGTACAGACCCAACCATCAAACATGTGTCGGGCATGACATGGAAGGTAATCGATTTCATTCCGCGCACCAGTTCCAAGAGCGTCGTGCTGTTGCAGTTGATGGACGATAAGACCATTTCGATTCGCCAACAGTTCGCTGAGGCGTTGGGTTTGCAGAAGTATCCGTGGCTTATCCGTCTGACGCCGACCGCTGAGGGTGGTTGGAAAATCCGTATCAAAGGCAATGCGGCCACGTATCGTCCTTCCAAGCATGATACGAAGATTCAGGAGACCGTTGAGATTATCGGCGGTGAAGGTTGGTTCTTCAAGGCTGATGCCGAGAACGGTGTCATCACCGTGTATCCGGGAGTGCCGCCGACCTTCCCTGCGGTCATCAATCCGCCGAAGGAGTTCTGGAAGAAAAGCGATTTGCGCCACGCCTACTTTGGTATGAAGCTTCCCGACCGTGGACGTGAGACCGGCGACCTGCTGTACAACGATTGGAAGGACGCGTCCGGAGTGCTGGTCGCGGGCGCTTCCAATGGCGGTAAGAGCGTGGTCATCAACTGTCTTGTATATGCCGCAGTATCAGCCGGATGCCAACTCGCGGTATGCGACGACAAGTACAAGAGCGTCGATTTCAAATGGTGCCGTCCGTGGGTCATCGACCATGGTTGGGGTTGCGACAGCATGGAATCCTGCGCGGCCACCTTGCAACACATTCTGGACTTGAGCGCGGTTCGTGCGAATGTCATCAACCAGTATGGCAAGGAGAATTGGTGGGGTCTGCCGGAGGATGTCCGTAAACAGTATCCGCCGATTCTGTTGGTGTGCGATGAGATTGCGCAATGGGCGGCACCGTTGACCGTTCCGCCGGGATTGTCGAAGGATAATCCGACCCGTATCAAAGCCGAATACGAGAAGGGTATCCGTGCGATGAATTATATGGCGTTGCTGAAAATCTGCCAGACGGTTCGTTTCAGCGGTATCTTCTTCATGTATGCGGCCCAGTCCGCGACCAGCCAGAATGGTCTTGACCCGAGTGTCCGGACCAATCTTCCGTCGAAGATTCTGTTGGGCGACAAGGTCAACGATACCGTTCGTGGCACCGTGCTGAATGATGCGAAGAACGCTCCGACTGTGCCGAGTTATCTTATCGAGGCTGGAGTGTCCCGTGGTTGCGGCATAGCCGAGCTTGTCGGTCAGGAGGCTTGCGTTTACAAGGGCTTCTACGAGGACGACCACAAGCATGGGAAAAGCTGGAGCGATATCCTTCGCGAGCACATGTTGGAGAACAATCCCCCGAAAGGCAATGATGAGGCCGGTCACTGGTCATGGGATGACATCATCGTGGCCGTGCCCGCCGCCGCAGAAAAACCCGACGACGGTGCCATGTACGAGGATGACAGCCACTCCCCCAGCCGGTTGGAGACCGAAGGCGGATTCGGTGAAGACGGTCGTGACGTGGCAGACCGGGACGAACCGTTGAAAGGTGCCGCCGCCGCAGCTCATGCGAGCAAACTGTATGCGGCTGGAGTTGACGTGCCCCACGTGAGCGCGGTAGCCGCCGCTCGTAGTCTTGCCAAAGAGTCCGCACAGCAGGGCTTGTAAGAGTCCGACCATCATAGTCTGGAGGTGTTTCGCAGATGTCTGAGCAGGATGATTTTCTGATTGGCAACAACCGGTTGGATGAGTCTCTTTTGATGGACATGTCCGACATGCCGGTGGAGCAGTCCGCCGCTAAACCGGCGGGCAGGAAAAAGAAGTCTCCGGCGAAGCGGAACACCTCTTCGACTGTGAGGAAGAAAAACAGTGCGACGGCGAAGCAGTCGAGTGGAGAATCGTCTTCCCGGAACGATGATGGTACGTCGAACAGGCGGAACGGTGGACAGGCGGAACGGAATGACGCCGTACCGTCCGATAGTGAAAACCAGTCCTCCACAACGCCGCCTCCACGTTTCAACAGTCAACCGGTGGAGCCGGTCGATGTGAAACCGGTCAGCCAGCAGAATGATGGTACGGTCGATGAGGATTCCATCGATATCGACAGTCTGTTGGAAGACCCGTGGGGTTCCCCATCGTCCGATACAGGCGAAACGGTTGAACAGGATTCCGGTATGCCGGTCGGACAGTCCCCCGTCGAAAACGGCGTACCGGCTGAGCAATACTACGGTGAGCCGGTCGGACAGTCGGCTGTTGGAACGGAAGAGCAGTCAGCTTTCCAGCAGGAACAACAGTTTTACGGCGAACCGGCAGAACAGCAAACCGGTGTAGCGGGAAACCAGCAGTCTGAAGATGACATAGACCCGTTCTCCATGTGGAACATGCGGGAACAGTCCGATGCCTCCACGGTAGGACAGAATACCGTCAATCCGGATGGGCGACAGAACAGCGAAACGGCGGACAGGCAGAACGTTGGACAGGCGGAACAGGATTCCATCTGGCGGATGGATGACATGCCACAACAGGCGGAACCGCAACAAGCCGATTATCCGGCCAGCCAGCAGGACAGTCAAGCGGATATTTGGAGTGTTGATTCGCCGGAACAACAGTATGCCGACGGTCAGGCGCAACAGTCGAACGGCGAAACGGCAAACCAGTCAAATGATGATTTCTGGAATACCGGCGAACCGGCGCAACAGCAGACCAGTATGCCTGAACAACAGTCCGATGACGTTCAGGCGTTCCAACAGAACGGCGAACAGGATATCTGGGGAGACAATCCCACAGGCAGGCAAGTCCAACAGTCGAATGGTGAAACGGCGGACAGGCAGGCCAGCGAACAAGACTTCTGGGGAGATGAATCCGACGTTCAGCCGGTTCAACAGTCGGACAGCGGACAGGCAATCCAGTCGGACGGTGAGCAGGATATTTGGGGAGACAATCCCACAGGCGAAACAGCAAACCAGTTGAACGGTATGCCGGAAAGCCAGCCGTCCAACGAGCCGGATATATGGGGGAGCAGTGACGACAATTCGCCGTATGGACAGAACGCCGCTCCGGTAGCCTACGATGATATTTGGGGAGATGAGATTCCAGCCCAACAGCCTGAACCGGATGACGGCGGACAGGCAAGCCCATTCGACGGCGGACAGGAAAACCAGTACGACAATACGCCGGTGAGCCAATCCGACACCGAACCGGCGAACCAGCAGAACGGCGAACAGTCCAACCAGCCGGATGATGACTTCTACCGTCGAAACAGCATCTTCAACGACCATGGTGAAGGCCAATGGTGGGAGGATGGTTCCAACGGTCAGGAACAGTCGGCACCCCAGCAACAACAATCCGCGCCACAACAGGAGGATGACGGTTTCTGGGATGACAGTATACAGGCAAACCAGTTCGACAGTACGCCCGTAGAACAGTCCTCCGGTTTTCCGCCGCAACAATTCGACGGCGAACTGCTGGATTATGCGGATGATGCCGAAGCCGAAAACACCACCGACGGTGAAGGCGATGGTGGCAGAATCCGTAAAATCATTATCATGGTCGTGGTGATTCTGGCCGGTATCGCGCTTCTATGCGGTGGTGGCTATTACGCTTATTCGACATACACTCACGCCCAAGCCGAGAAGGCCCGGCAGGTTGAAATCCAAAAGAAGCAGGATTCGCTCACGAAAGCCCAAAACAATTGGGACAAGCGTGTGGCCGACGCGAAAGACCTGATTAAGGAAATCAAGAACAGTCTCGTGAAGGACGACAAGACCACGCTGGGGGAGTGTGACAAGCTCAGCAAGGCCACGGAAGGAAATCCGATGACCGAAGCGGCAATCGGCAAGAAAATGAAGGCGTTGAACGCTCAATACAAGGCGACCGACAACGCGTATCGGAAGGCGTTGCAGTCGAAGAGCGTGGACGTGTCCAATAAGTTGAAGAGTCTCATCGACCAAGCCGGAAAACTTGGCGACGCTCCGGATTCGTCGGATAAGAAGACCATGAACAGTCTCGTCAAACAGTGGAAAGATACGCAGGTGACGGCTGACAATGTGGCCGACGCCAACAAGGCGGTGTCCAGTCTGCAAGATGTGGTGGGCAAGGTCAGCAAGGCCAAGACCGACGCGGATAATGCGAAGAAGGCGGAAGAGGATAAGAAGAAAGCCGAGGAGGAGGCCAAAAATCAGCAGGCCCAACAGCAACAGCAGTCCCAGCCGACTTACACGCCGCAACGGCAATACACGTACACGTATACGCCGCAACGGCAGTATACGGCTCCAAGGCAACAGCAGTCCACGCCGTCAACCCCGTCCACACCATCGACTCCATCCACACCGGCTACACCGTCGCAACCGTCCACCGGTGGTGACGGCAACAGCGGCGTGATGTTCTAGCCTAAAAAGAGTTATCCCAACCTACAACAGAAACTTGTAGGTTGGGATAACTCTTTAGAATCAGTCAATCACCATTCGGTGTCCGCACCCTCGTCAAAGTCGGAGTCGTAATCGTCTTCGACCGTTTCCTTGACAGGCTTACGGGTCTTACGCGGTCGGGGAGCGGGAACCTCCTCTTCCTCCACGCCGTCGTATTCCTCTTCCGGTTCGACCGGCTTCACCTTACGGGCGGGCTTGGTCTTACGACGCGGCTTCGGAGCCTCCTCCTCATACTCGTAGTCGTCCTCTTCTTCCGGTTCCGGTTCGACCGGCTTGACCGGCTTCGCCTTGCGACGCGGCTTCGGAGTCTCCTCTTCCTCCACATCGTCATCCTCAGCATAATCGTCAACGTCAGAACTGGAACGAAGCTTGACACGCTTGTTCCACGGGTCGTCGCCCGACTCGTAATCCGGTACCATCTGGTCACGCCATGCGACCATTTCAGCAATCTGCTCTTCGGTGAAAGCATCCTCAAGGGACATGATGCCAGCCGGAGTACCGCCGCCGATAATGACAACGCTCTTGATTCGACCGGTCACACCCTGACCAATCTTGGCCTGATGCCAGCCGGAAAGACGAAGCACGGCACTCGCATACTGTCCCGCATACACCTTGTCTTTCCAGAAGTCGAGTCGGCGTTCGTACTCTTCAACGGAATCGGGGTCTTCCTCGTTCACGATGAAATGTTTCGGCATGGGGTGGAGGATGTTCTTGTCATCGACCCAGCCGACGCTCGGCGGTTCGGTTGCGCGAGACTTGGCGGAAAGCATGTACTTGCCCCTCAGCGAGGAATCACGTTCGGACATGATTACCAGTTCGCCGGTGTCCTTATCCTCGACTTCCTCACTATCGCAGTCAACGAGGGCGAAGTGGATTGCGGCACGCTTGTCGAACATGCGCTTGGCTTTCAGCTCTTCGATATATGCGTTCTGATAGCCGGAAATCTTCTTGATAATGGCGCGGTCACGACGCTTGTCGAGAATCGCACGGAACATGTAGGACGGCTTACTTGGAACCTTGTCCTTGTTCTTGTCATCGTCGCTCTGCTTGAAAACGTAAGGCTCGAAGAGGGAGCAACGTCCAAGAGTGATATGGGGGAGGAACACGTCGAGCGTGGACGGCACTGACGCGGACTGCTCTTGCTCTGCCATTTTTGGCTTTCTCCTTTATTTTCGTTTTCCTCTCACACCAATATCAGGCATGAACCTTTTCCATTCGGAAAACAGTTTGAACATGCTTTGACATGAGTGGAGGAAGTCAGTTCTTTTATGTGGACATGTCCAAGTATAGGTCATATTTGAACTATTGTGAAATCAGGCGTGTCCCTTTGAATTTCAAGGATTATCAGCATACTCAATCATACGATTTGGCTCAAAAGTGAACCAATGCTATAGTTGGGTTGAAACTTGTAGGAAAGGAGTTGTCTAAAAAATGGGAAACATCTCATTACGCAACCTTCGAATACAAGCGGGAAAAACACAGGCTGAAACAGCCGAAGTACTGGACGTGTCAACAAGCACATATAAACGGTGGGAGAAAAACCCACTTGAAATGCCACACGGCATGTGGTTGGAAACCGTCCAATATTTGGAAATGTCCGCGCAAATCAGAAAGAAGACCAAAATGGCAACCGATTACGGCCACTCCGAAGTAGTATTCGACGAACCGATGACCGACGAGGAGGAGGAAAGGAACCGAGCATCATACACGGTTCCGATTCCGGACTCTCTGACCAACAGTTTCGAACCATCCCAGCCCATCACCGATAAACAATTCCTCGACTGGGAGATTCGCCACATCGAACCATATCCGGGTTATGCGGAGGAGTACGCCGCATGGCAGGACGCGTGGGAGGAAATCGACCGGGCACAGGCCGAAGCCGATGGAAACCCCTACAACTACGTTGACAACATGAAGCTCCAGCCGGAGTTCGACCCGCAGACCGGCGAACCCATCGACTATGAGGAGCCTGTTATCTTCCAGAACGCCGAAACCAACAAGGTCGAAGTGCATCTGCCCGACGAAGACGCGGTCAAGGCCGACGCCGAAGCGCGAGGCGAAGACACTTCCATCACCGGAGACGAAGAGGAGTAATCCTCCATGAGCCAAGCGAAAATCATCGACGCGACCGACGAGGAATACTTCGCCATGGACGCGCTCGACCAGAGCCAGTTGAAAGCGTTCCTGAAAAATCCGAAGGAATGGGCTTACGACCGACTGTTGGGCGACCATACGCCGACTGACGCGATGAAGTTCGGAACCGCATTCCACGCCTACCTGTTGAACACGAGCGAGGTCGTATGCCTTGACGAGGGGCAGACCTTCCAAAACAAAGCCAACAAAGCATGGCGTGAAGCGCAAGAGGCGATGGGCAACATCGTCGTATCCTACAAGGATATGCAGTTGCTCAAACGCATGAAGCAGAACATCATCGACTCCCGTCCCGACATGTACGACCTTATCGGCAAAGGCACATGCGAACAGTGCATCGTGTGGACGGATGACGATACCGGCTTGGGATTGAAAGCCAAGCCGGATTTGATTCCGACCGGCGTTGACTATCTCGTGGATTTGAAGACCGCGAGCAGTGCCAGCGCCACGGACTTCCACAAGCATGTCATCGAATACGGTTATCACATTCAGGCGTCGTTCTACCGTCAGGCGGTTGCGAACTGTCCGGCGGAAGCATTCCAACGCACCAGACGCAAGCCTGTGGCTATGCAATTCTGGGTGTTCGAGAAAAGCGGCGCATGCGATTGGCAACCGTTCTCCATCAGCGCGGACAATGACGTGACGAAAATGGCCGGAATGGCTATCAGCGCGGCCTTGCATGGCATTGCCGAACTCCGTGACAAGGCGGAAGCCGACGGGCACTACGGCAAAGGCATCGACGCGGCGGCACGCTACGCGCTCCGAAACTGCGGATACGACAAGTCCTTGAAGGAAGTCGAATTCACAGCATGGGATATGGCCGACGCGCAAAACTTCGCCATGTACAACGACGTTGTCGCATAGCTCTTTCCCCTCCGTTTCCCAACAAAAAGCTTGGGGCATCGAAAAACCGGTGCCCCAAGCTTTTTGTTAGAACGGGTTTTCCGTCATGGCGGACTCCTTTGCGGAAGAGACGGCCCCCTGTCCGAAAGCCTTTTCCTTTCCTTTTCCCGAAGTGAGGGAGCTTCTGCTGGGATAGAGCGTCAATCCTTTTTCCCCAACGGAAGTCGCCAGCTCCGGCCACGCGTCCGACACCTTCTCCAACGACCGGCAAAACCTCCGTCTGAAAGAGTACATCGGCGTATCCGCTGAATCGAACTGACTCCGAAGATTCTCCCAAGAAACGACGACGGGCTTTTTCAGGGCATATGTTCGATAGGCAAGCCACTGGTAGATATCCAAAGCTCTGGGGGAACGTCCTAATTGGGCGGCGATACCTCTGTTCAAGGGGACGCAATTCTCCGTAAGAATCCGCCACAGCAAGTCAGATAATCTGATATATGTTTTCCGAGAAGTGTCCACGTCGTGAAAGTGGAATTCTCCGTAATCGAAAATCCGATAGTTTCCCACGGCCAGTATTCGTTCTTCCTTCGCGTCGAACCGGCCCCTAAACTGGATAGTCGTATTCAGTATACGATTCAGCATCTCGTCTACTTTTTCGGCCAAACCGCCGTAATATGTTAGGCCAGAGTGCTTGCAAAAAGAACGGAATGATTCGTTAAAGACTATAGTCTTTTTGTCGAAATCGACTTTCTCAGACCTTTCCATGATTAAAGAACTCAAGTAGAGAAGAATAAGCCTAGGAATCTTCCCATAAGCCCACTTTCCTCTTTCCGGGGCAATATTGACCGTGACCGTTCCGTTCCTTTTCTCAAAGAACTCAGCTCCCGTATTCTCTATAGGGAAGACGCCAGCGATGGGTATAAGTTTCAGATTGTCGGCAACTTTCAGAAGGTAGCCTTCGTTGCTATTGTCAATCATATGACCGCTCTTTTCTTAACTAATTAACGGTTTGCCACGTGTAAGCCCGACGATAGAAAACAGGAGAATACGTTTCTACTCATTGAGAAGGCTGGATTAGGCAAACGGGTTTAGTTCCACCTGCCTTGGCTTCACCGGTTGGGGAGTCTTTTGGACTGGTTCCTCGGAGTCCAGAGAACTCTTGCAGGGGTATAAGGTTAGCCCGTTTTTCCCGCATATGACTTTGATTTCAGGCCAAGCCTTACATACCTTGTTTAAGGCTCTACTGAACTTTTGTTTAAATGAATACATGGGCGTATCCGATATGTCGAATTGAGCCTTGAGAGACTGCCATGGAACAAACAAAGGCTTCTTCAACCCATAAGCTCTATAGGCAAGCCACTGGTAGATATCCAATGCTCTAGCCGACTTGCCAAGCTCGAAGGTGATTCTCTTGTTCAACGGCACCGGATTGTCAGTGAACATACTCCACATCTCCTCAGAGAACTGGATATAAGAAGACGGGTCTCCATCATCTTTAAAACCCGGATAGTCGAACTTGGAGTTATTGAAACGCAGATGGAATTGACTCACAAGACGTAGGTTACGCCCCTCTATGAAATGTCTCCCATTAGGACTTTTGCCGATTAGGGAAATCGTGAAAGTCGTTCCGGATAAGCAAAGAAGAGACTGTTCGACATCTTTGACACTGGTTCCAGCCGCCAATCCAACCTGTTCACAGAATAAGTGGAAAGACTTATCTATCTTGACGATATGGTGCTCCATATTCACTTTGTCGGAGCCTGTTTGCACCAAAGAACGAGTATAAATCAGAAATAGGCGGGGTATCTTCCCATATGTCCAACCCCACATCGATTGCATTACCGCCACGGACACGCATCCGTTCGTCCTTTCCACGAATCGGACGTCACCGGGGTTCTTGAGAGGGAACATGGCAATCTGCGACATGAGGCTAGGGGAATAGCTGATGTCTTTTTTGTTGACGGCTGGTGTATCATTGGACATGAAACCACTTCCTTTTACTCTGGTTTTTAGCGAACCCCCCTGTTCTGCCTATTGCAGAGGGGTTCTCTTTTTTCTTTATTGTAGGCTGTGGGCTGTATTTTATGAGGTTTTCAACAACACTGTCTACAGCACCCTATTGTTCACAATTTGAGTATGGAAAAACATTTTTTGCCTATTTTTGACTTATGATTTGAATATAAAAGTTTATGATTTAGATATGAAAGTTCACAATTTGAATATGAAAAGTTCACAATTTGAATATAAGAACAGTCTCTCAGCCTTACTGCCACAAGGGCTTTCAGGCATCCCCATAAATATACATAACATACATAACTAATACATAATATATATGGGCTCAAATTTTAAAAAATTTGAAAAAGCAAAAAATATAGGAAAAATGCTTTTGCTGGGTAGAGGCCAACAGACGTGACCCCCCTATGTCGGGGAATGGAGACGGGTTAATCCTTAACTTAGATTACCGCTCACTGGCTTTTCTCATTGCTTAAGAAAACCGGATAAAATCTGAAACCGTGTGAACCGTTAACAAGCGAGAATCCTTTACCCCGGGTTCCCTAAAGAAGAAAAAGCCCGCCCCTCCCGTTTCGCTGGTTTTTCTCTTCGTCGTATTTCCGTGCTTTTCAGATTCTTCCAATGTTGTTTCCGTTAGACTGGATTAGTCCACATTGGCTAGCGGAAAAGAGAAAACATGCTTTTGCCTATCGCGCTTCCGACTGGTTCGCCGGTTCGGCCTCTTGATGATGAGACCGTTCGTGGCCGGTATTGCGATGGTGCCTACGTTCAGACCGGTCTTCCCGCAGACGAAAAGGATTACGATGAGTGGCTTGCCGAACATGACCGTATCGTCGCTTTAAAGGCCCTTCACGGGGTTTCCGGCAAAATCGAGACCAACCATACCCGTAAGGACATCATCGACCTTCTAAAAGCCGATATCAGCGCATTGGAGATGGGGAGCCGAAAATGAGATTCACACTGCATCCGACCGACAAGGGAACCAGCCGTTGCGTCCGCTGCGGCGTCAGGAAAACCCCATACGACGGGGAGACCATGTGCCAGCACTGTCTGGGCGTGCATGAGTCCGGCAGCCACCGTCCGTTCGGAGAATCGTCATGGTTCGGAGGAGCGTCATGGTTCGTCAAACCGTAGCGGTTAAACGCGGCGGATACCGTCTGACCATCACCATCCCCGTCGAATGGTGGAGCGGCACCGACACCGTGCAGACCGAAAAGACGCGTGCCTTACGGCGTGCGAGAATCCGTCGGTATGCGAAAGACAAGTGGCGGAATCTGAAAACGATGAAACAGGCGTGGAAGGTGGAACGGTTTCTGGCCGTGGTCACGGTGTCGGCACCCCACGGCGGGAACGTGTTCCCAGCACGAGCCGCCGAAACCGTGAAGCCGATAATCGACGCCGGTTCCGACGTGCGCCTGTGGGACGATGATGATAGTCTGCACCGGCATTCGACCATCTACCTGCAATCGCCCATCGAAGCGCCTTCCGGCTGTTATCTGCTGGACATTCTCATCATTCCGATTTCCGACGAGAACCCGCAGTATCAGATTACGGGCGGATTGGCGTCGAGCGTGGTCGGCATGTGGAGGAACATTCCCGTGGGGGAGCGTCCCGCATGGTGTGACGGCTATGAGGTGAAGTTCAGCGTGCCGGACAAAATCTGGATTACCAGCAATTACACGGATTCGGATTTGAAAGCCCGCCAGCATGGTCAACGCAAGGCGACCACGTGGGGTAGGGGCAACACGTTGGGCGTGCGTGAGAAGGTCGGCTCACAGCTCATCGCCTACGCGGAGGAGTGTTGGAAACGCCAACCCTACTGCGGGTACGGCAAGTACATCGTCATCGCCAGCATCGCCTACCCGTATGGCGTGGCGCAGGCCGACCCGGACAATACCGCAGAAAGCGTGAACGCGATTCTGAAAGCGGGAACGAACGTCGGCGCATGGCATGGCACCACGTCGAACTATTGCAAGGGCGTGGCGTTCGTCCGGTCTAAGAATCTGAACCATGGCGGACGGCATTTGGTCAGACTGCTCGTGTTCCCCGTGCCGGACGGGTTCCAAATGTTGGAAGCGATAGCGGATTCAGCGGACGCGAGCTGGGAGGAACACGACCGGAGGTTGAAATGAGTTGGAAAAGCGTATTGGGCAAGACCCTGCTCGGGGCGAGTATCCTGTTTGCGACCGTCATCTACATGTCGTTCGACGTTCCCGCAGATGGCAGACTGGACATTCGTGAATCCATCCTGTCCCTTTTCGGCCTGATAGTAGGCTTCTGGATATTGGGGGAGACGTGGGGACGATTGCTGTGGAAGGGTTTGAGGATTCTCACCAAGGATGTGGGCGTGTTCGCTGAAACCGTGTTCGTCCACGTTTCCGACCATTTTCCCAAGAAGTCGAAGCGTAAGAAAAACCGGTAGATTACCTTCTTTCGCCTTTTATAGACCTTGAGGATTGTAGACTGGAATCTGATGTTGGAAAAACCTCCCGTTCGGGGAGGAATCAGGTCGAGGAAGGACAAGACATGGCCTACAATCCGGCACAGCCGCGAAACCCCATCGGACAGTGGACTGAATGGGGTTTGACTGTCGGCTGGCATGAGTACGTTGACCGTCGCGGCAACGTGCGCAAGTACTACAAGAACAATCTCTCCCAAATGCCCAGCGGCTATGAGATGATGCACGTCGGCGCGAGCGGACGTAATTTCAGCACGCTCAAAAACCATGAGGTTCACGAACGAGTGCATATCACCGGCACCGAGGACGGCGAACAGCTCGCCATTGCGTCCACCGGCAACACCTGCTTCGGAGTCATCAACCATGACCGTGAGGCCCCGGAACACACGTTGAGCATGTGTCGTGGAAACAAGTTCCAGCCGGTCAGCGAGAACCTGCCGTTGGACGAGACCAGTTTCGGCGGTCGTGCCGCACAATTGGAGGGGCGTAAGGACGGTAAGGTGTACGACACCCTGAACGCCCGAACGAACGAGCAGGTCAACCGTGCCGCGTTCGAAGGCGAGAACGCGAAGGTGTACCACATCGACCCGAAGGACTTCGCGGAGGCGGAGGTCAAAGCCCGCCACTACTACGAGAATAAGCTTGGTCTGAACAATGCCGACGCGCGTTCCGCAGAAGTGTTCGTCTACATGGACAAGGAAGGCAAGACGCACGTCGCACCAGCCTTGAAGCGAGACTCGAAGACCGGTCTTCTGAAACGTGCCCCCCGCCCGCATAATGAGGGTGGCTCCCCAATGGCTATCGTTCCGGGCGACGATTTGACCCGAATGACCCGCGCCATGCAAGCCGAAGGACTGGACGACGTGCAATGCGCCATCAGCGCCGGTACCGGCAAACAGGCGAACGGCCATCCGCAGAACGCCCTGCACTTCCGCAAGGAGTTCTACCGCAATAAGACCAGTGGAGACCATGTGACCTCTTGGGGAACCATCGAAATGAACAACAAAGGCACCGAGGTCGAGAAGGCCCGTGGCGAGTTCAGCAGCGACAAGGAGTACGCGGACTACAAGTCGAAAGTCGCAGACCGTCGAAACAAAGCCGCATCCAACTACTATCATCCGGTGGACAGCGAAAGCGCCGCCAAGCTCATGCGCCGTAAGACCGGCAACATGAACATTCCACAGGACAGCATCGAAATGCGCCATCAGGACAAGGAAGTGTCCTTCGCGGTTCGCGGAGAGCATACCAACACCCTTTACGACGGATACGGTTCCCGTGTCGGATACGAGGCGAACGACGCCGACGGATTCCGTAGCATGTTCAACTATTCGCACCAGAACAATCCGGTACCCGCCCAAGCCGTGCATGTCGGCACCGGCAAGCATGAGGGACAGTACGGCATTACCCTACGCGACAAGGCCAGCGGCATGAGCGTCGTGTCTTGGTACAACAAGCGCGGACACCACACCGACACCGAACCCCTGCTTAAAGCGAACCTTCCCCAGAGGGCATGACATTTCCCAAAACGATTTTTTCGGGGTGGACAATCCGGCAAAAGTCTGGATACCGTCCACCCTGAAATTTTTTTCAAGGTATTTTCCCACCTATACGAGGTTGACGGCATACATGTCCGCTAAGGTGGTAGACGAAATCCGCAAAGGAAACGTTTCACATTTCGGATAGGACATTGAATGAGTGACAATTGGAACAATGCCGCCAAGAAAATCGGTGGCGTGGGTCTTGCTGCCGTGATGGCCGTCGGCTCCATGGGAACGGGAGCTGTGACGGCGTTGGCCGTTGACGACGCCAATACGACGACCCCGCTATCCACTTCCGGCGGCGAGACCACCACGACAAGCCGTAAACTCCAAACCACCTACGGAAAGCAGACCGTCACCTACGAGAAGGACGGCGACGGCAACTATACGGCCACCATCGACAAGTACGACGGCGACCCGTTGGAAGCCGCCACCGCCACGCTTGACGGCGAGGACAAGCCTATCGCATTGTCTGCTGAAACCCCGACCCTCAACATCGACCACAGTAAAGTCGGCGTCAGCCATCTGACCGGCACCGTCACCTACAATGGCACATTCGATGAGTCTGACACCGTAAGCCGCAAGGTCACACTGACCGTGAACGTGGACGAAACCTACGGCAAGGAAGTCACCCTAAAGAACGGGACGAAGTTCGTCGTGCAAGGCGACACCAACACCGCGAACGCCACACTGAACGGCGTGACCTTGGACAAGGACGGCAATCCGTCCGAAAACACCGTCCGCCTGTCGGACGGCACCACAGCCGCAATCGACTGGTCGAAACCCACATACGATTACAGGAACGGCTACACCGTCACCAAAACCGGAACCGCGACCGCCAGAGTCGAAATCATGGACTTCAACTGGGACAGCGGAACCCGAATCGACGCCTACGGTTGGAACACGCACACGAGCGTGACCGCATCCAACACCGCCAGCTGGTCAACTAACTATGAGGGCAACGACATCCCATTCACCACATCCGACGAGGATGGAAAACAGCTCGCGTCCATGACCGGCAACACCATTCCTCAACGACTGGAAGTTACCGGCAGCAACGGCAGCAACGTGACCCTCACCAATCCGACCATCACGCCGGGAGCCACCACCGGCGCGGGCAAACTCGGCATGATTCACGAGACCGGCACAGCCGGATACTCCAAGGAAGCAGGAGGAATCCTCCCCGAATTCGCCGCGACCGTGAACTATACGAAGGATTACGGCAAGGAAGTCACCTTGAAGGACGGCACCCCGTTCACCATCCGACAGAACGGCAGGACCGCCGTGTTGGACTACGCGAACAAGGACTACACCGTCAACAAGGCGGGCAAGGTCGTCGGCAAGGACGGCAGGGAAATCACCAGCCTGAAACTGTCCGACGGCACAGAACTGCCAATCACATGGTCTAAGACCACTGACTCCAAAACCCATGTGACCACCGTCGTGGGAACCGTCAACCAGAAGTATAAGACCATCGACCCGGAAACCAAAGCCGAATACGAGTGGACGATTCAAGTCAACCAATCCTACTCCCGTACCGACACTTGGAGCGGTGAGGTAGAAGGGAAGACGTTCCAGTTCACGAACAATCCGGAAACCGGCGACCAATCCTACACGGCCAGCGAACCGTCCGACAAGGTTCCGGGACGTATCACCGTGCGTACGAACGACTCCGACGACACGTTCACGTTGAACCACGGCGACCTGAAGGACGTACGCCTCACAGCCAACGGCACGTTCGCCAAAGTGGACGTGACCGGCACAGCCGTCTACCATGTCGGCGCTAAGAACGGCAATCCGGCGTTCGACGTTTCCATCCCGTTCAAATATTCCACGGGTGAGAACATCACTCTGGCCGACGGCACCCAGTTCACCGTATCCGGAGAAAACCCGGACGGAACCGTGGAAGCCGTAGCCAATGTGCCCGCCAACAAGTCCTATCATGTGAGCAAAGACCGCAAGGTCGTTGACAAGGACGGCAATGAGGTCAAGACAGTCAAACTGTCCAACGGCAAAAGCCTGAACATCGCATGGAACGTCAGCGTGGACAACGCCACTCACGTGACATCCGCAACCGGCGTCGCCACAGGCAACTACGAGTACACGGACGTTCAGACCGAACAAACCAAAATCTGGCATATGACCGTCAACTTGGGAGATTATTCACGTACCAACACTTGGTACGCGCAGGTTGGAGATAAGCAGATTCCGCTCATAAATCTTCCGAACGCGGGTGGTAACCAGTCCCTCACCACTCCGACCGTGAACGTCCGTCCGACCACCGTGACCATCGGCTCACTGAACGAAGACGACAACACCAAGTTTACGATTGAACCGACCTTCAGGGAACAACACATCACTTCGGGCGATAAGCTCGGCACAGCAATCGTATCCGGCACAGCCGTCTACCATGCCGACGCGAACCCGGATAAAGGCTTGCCGCAGTTCGACATCACCGTACCATTCGAATATTCGATTGGCGAGGAAATCACGTTGAACAATGGCACCGATAAGGGGACTCCTTTCAGCAAGTACGAAGATGGTTCCTATCACGCCGGATATTCCGCAACGGGCCTGTCCGACAAGGACAACAGTCCTTCCTACCATGAGGTCACACTGTCCAACAAGGACAAAGCCACCGTCAAATGGGAATCCACTCCCAAGACCATGGTGGGTGCCGACAACGAGCATAATATCGTCGTGCTCTCCGGAACAGCAGAGGGAACCGTGACCGTCGATGACGGACACGGCAACAAGATTGAACAAGCCTACACGGTGGGAACCCGAGACGTTCGTCCCGAGGATAAGAACTTCACGAAGATGACGCTCACCCAGACTTCCTCCGACGGCAAGTCCAAGAGTTACGAAATCAATAAGACGGACTTTGATGAGAACCATCAGAAAGTCGTTGACCTTCCCGCCTCCGACGCGAAGGACTCCTTCTCCCTCTCCGCCGAACATGGTCTCGACGCGGAAGTATCCCGTCCGAAACTGAGTGTTGACGGCACCAGCCGAATCATCACAGTCAACGTGAACGGCGTGGACTACACGGTACGAGTCAACTTCCAAACCTCCGACATCCAACCGGACAGTCCCGCCAAACTCAACGGCATCTACGTGAATCTCACCGGCAAAGCCGAAAAAGGCACGCTCATCGACAATTGGAATCCGAACAGGCTCGACTATGTGGTCGCATTGAAAGACGCGAACACCAGCGCCTACCTGCTACCGGAAGCCCCGGCAGGAGTAACCGTCAAAGCCGGAAACGTGACCCAAAGCGCACAATCCAACCGACAGGAATGGACAGTCACCGACACCGCCACGGGAGCAAGCCGCACCTACAGTGTGACCGTAACCCGTCCTGTCAAAACCGCCGTCACCGAATTCCAGCCGAAGGAGCCGGTGGAACAGTCTCCGGTCAAGACACCAGACTCTCAGACTGACACGAGCCTCGCATCCGTCGGTTACGTTGGCAAGGACGGCAAGTATGTGCCCGTCACATCCGACAAATTCGACATTCCGGAAGGCGGCACCTTCTCCTATGAGACGAAGGTTGGCCAAAGCGCCGTAGTGTCCAGTTCCCACAAGGGCATGACCTACACGTATACGGTCAGCGTGCTCTCTCCGGACGGCAATACGTTCACCCAACATGACTACACCGTCACCTACATCACCGCCGCCACCCACAAGGCGGAACTCACCGGCATCTCCGTGGACGGCAAGCTCATTAACGGATTCGACCCGAACAAAACCTCCTACGAAGTGGCTGTGGACAATCCCGACAAGTGGACGGTCGTAGGCCAATACGACAAGGATTCGGGAATGAGCATCACCATCAACAAGAATGGTGCCGATGCGACACTCACCGTCACATCCGGAGATGGACTCGTGTCCAAGGATTACAAGGTTCACGTCACCAAGAAACTGTTCGGAGGCGCTGGAACCGCTGGCGTAAGCGACCTCGCGCAGACCGGCGTGAACACCGGAATCATCGGACTGGTCATCATCGTGCTCGCCGCAGTCGGCGGACTGTTGGCCATGGCCGTCAAGAAGCTTGGCAAACGTAAGACCGCAAGCCAGACCGAAGAATCCTCCGACGGTCAATCCAATGCCGAGACCGAAACCGAATCCGACCCGGACAAGAAGAAACCGGCCCATAAAGCCGAATAACAGATAAAGCCTTGCCCTCCCCGACATGAAACCATGCTTCAACCAGTTGCCAAAGATTGGAAGAAGCATGGTCGGAGCGGGCAAAAATCGGAAGGCTGGCCTTGGGAACTCTCCTGCAAACCGTACTTGAGACCAGCTTTCCATACTTATAACTGAACAATCAAAAAAACGCGCGGGGGGGGGCTTCTTTTCAGCCCTTCTCCCGTTTTCATGACACACTCTCCAGAAGGGAAGCTCAAGGTTATGAAACCCGGCCTGAGAAAGGTTGCCGCGCTTATCTTGGCTACGGCGACAATGTTCGGTGGTGGCGCATTGTCCGCGTCTACCGCTTTGGCTGACGATTTGACGGTGGATTCGTCCACGCAAGTCCAAGCCGACACCAGTAATAGTGGGAACGCCGACACTAATAGTGGCAACACCCAGTCAGACATTACCGGCAGTAGTAATGCTGACAGTCAAACACAGTCGGACGTTCACGCCGACACTAGTATCCGAGCGCAATCCGCTCCGGAAGATGCTAAAGACGTTACCATTCATGACATGCTCGACACGGACACCGCATACGTGTCGAAACTCAAACTAACCGACCGAGTCACTGGAACCGCACCATTCGACAATGACAATGAGCGTGGCGACGATAAGGATGCGAGCAATGATATAGTCCGCTCGTTCGATGATGTAATCTACGACTACGATTACACCGTCACCCCGGATTCGACCATGGACTATTACAAGCGTACCCGTGTCGGCTTCCATTTCGAACTGCCTTATCCGGCGGATAAGGTCACGTTCGACACCGACCAAATGGGTTGGGTAGACCAGACTCCCGGCTATCAGCCGAAACTCACGACCGAAACCATCAACGGTGTGAAGACGCAAGTGTACACCTGCTATCGCCTGTTGGAGCCGACTTCCAACAGTCCGACCGTCAACCCCGGCACCAGCGCCATCCAGCTCGCGGTCAAAGTCAAAGCCGCGCCACACGGATACAAATTCCGCCCGACCGTACAGGCGTGGACAGCATGGAACAAGAACAATCCCACCGACACCGGAACACACAAGGCAATGTCGGACACGCCAAAGGACGTGACCGTAAGCGCGAAACTCAACCTGAACATAAGCCTGCAATACCAAATTACGGGCGGCGGCACCTACGATTTCAATACGGGTGACGCTACCGCGCCAAACAAAGGCAAAGGCAAGATTCAGGGACGCCAACTGCATGTGCTCGTCCGTACCGCGATGCGTTGGAAGGACAGGTCGAAGGGGTTGAAGGGCATCGAAGTGCCCACCGGAAGCATCGGCTACAAGCTGAACGTGTCCAGCGTGTTTCAGGACGACGACGACAAGCATGCGAAGCATGCGGGTGAAAAGCAATGGCAGCCGATACTTTGGGACAGAATCCACCAAATCACCACTTATAAGTGGAACGGAAAGAGCACTCACAACAGGAAGTGCGACTCGTTCGACCACAATGGTAGTTTCCCCAGCTCCATCACCGTGAATAAGGAGTCCGTCAACGACGGAACCACCGTCTACGACGACGGCACCATTACCGACAAAGGCACCACCGTCAACGTAAGCTTCACCGGCTACGACACGTTGAACTACCCGTGCGCCAACGCCGGACAGTACACCTCATTCGGCAAATGCTCCACCGCATACATGGACGGCTCCCTCACCCAACAGCAGGTAGCCGCACTGCACGTGGACGAGTTCACGTTCATCCTCCCCACCGCCACCACGGACGGCAAGACCGCCGCCCAGTATTATGGCAAAGACCAGACCGGCAACGTGACCATCACCGATACCGCACTGTCGGCCACCAGCGTATCCGGCATGACGCTCGACACGTCCGATACGAACACGAACCAATCGGTCGCCGACGACGACTTGGCATCAGGCAACTGGACAGTAAGACTGCCCGGAGTATTCATCCAGAGCATGTACTACACGAACGCATCCACCCGCACCGTCGGACGTTGCGACAACGCGACCACCGGACGCTGGCAGGACGCGGAAAGATACAAAGGTTCCGACCGAGTGTTGGAAAACACCAAGTTCGGCATCGTCACCGCAGCCGAAAACAAACTGAATTCGACCGGCAACGGCAGGGTGCTCGGCGTCCACTTGGTCAAATGGGACCCCGACATCCTCACCCCGTTGTCCGCAAGCGACAATCCCGACCAACCATACACCGTCCACGACAGCTACAACACGTGGGGCGCGCGCTTCTGGTGGTCGGACACCCGCACCAATGACGGCATGGAACCCGTCATATGGGGCGTATTGCCCAACGGCGTCAACTTCTCCACCGACACCGCGCAAGCCAAGGCCGACTATGATGATTTCGACTGGTATCCGACATACGCTCAGGCTGCCAAGCATGGCAAAGTACTCGCCGCGCAGATAATCGACACACGCGTATGGGATACCGCCAACACGTCATACGATTCACATATCAGCGTCGGCGCCACGCTCCCCATGCAGGTCAACGACAAGACCGCAGGCAGGACGGCGCAGACCACCGGACAGGTTGACTACTGGACACGCAACGACCTCGCCAAGAAAGCCAACCTCGACATTGAGGACGATTTGACCACGTGGACGGCATACGCGCGCTCCATCACCGGCGACGACTACACGAGCCTCGTCAAACAACTAGGCAAGCCCAGCCTCCACTACGACGGCAAAACCTATCTGAAGGCCACGTTCAGCGACGACGGCGTATATCAGGGCGGCGACACCGGCGGAGACAACAAGGGCGACACCCTGTACGTCGTGGGCGAACGTCCGGCAATCGGCATCCACACCAGCCAGAAAGACACGGCCAACACCGTGTCGAAGACCATCTACGATTTGGACAAGGAACAGCGTCACGCCGACTGGGTGATAAACGCGACCGCCAAGACCGGCGACAGCAGCACCGGCGGCGACTATCTGACCGACTACCACATCAAGGTCACACTGCCCAAGGGTCTGACCTACACGGACGGCTCATCGACCGTGGGCGGAGAATACAAGGACACTGATTCAGGACAAACGCAGGGCGTTGTCACCGGCGGCACGCCCGTCACGCCGACCGTCACCCCAAACAAGGACGGAACAACCACATTGGAGTACACGGTCAACGGAGTGAAGGCGGACGGGACGGACACGCTCGTCAGATTCTCCACCACCATCGGAGAGCCGTCCGACCCGGAGACGGACGCGAAGAACAACCAGCAGTATACGGTGAACACGGAAATCAGGTCGAAACGGTGGATGGGCACCCCGTCCGCCGCCTACGGTCAGACCGCCGCCTACACCATCCGCGTGTCGCGTACGCACGCGTCCAGTCTTGCGACCCGTGCGAAGACCCTGTTGAACGAGACCCAGTCGAATCTTGGATTCGTGAATATGCTGGGCAACTTCAGCCGTGACGCGAAACCCGCCCCGTATGCGGTTGACATCATGCCCTACAAGGGGTTGAGACAGTCCGACTATCACGGCGAATACACATTGACAGGACTGTCGGTCAAGGCCGGTGCGGGCGCGAGCATGAGCGGCGTCAAAGTCTACTTCACCACCGACCCGAAGTGGCGGAACGTGGATGCGACGAAGATAACCCGCGAACAGGTCGAACAGTGGACGGAAGCGAAAGTGGATGCGACGACCGGCAAGGTCGTCATCCCCGACGGCTGTGACCAGCCGGTGGCATGGGCGTTCACGTCGCCCAGCCTTCCCGCCAACGCCCGCTACGACTTCACACTGGGCATCAAACCCACCAATAATAGTGCGGGCGACGTGTACATGAACCGGTGGGCTGACGGTGACAACAAGGTTGACGCCCTGACCCAGATAGTCGAGCGCAAGGTCAACGGTGTCGCATGGTTCGACGTCAATCATGATGGCATCCGACAGGATTCGGACCGTCTTCTCTCCGACGTGACCGTGACCCTCTTGGACAAGAAGGGTAAGACCGTCACCAGTGTGGACGGCAAACCCTGCGCCACTCTGACCGACAAGAACGGACGCTACGAGATAGGTTCCATTCCAGCCGGTAGCGGCTACAAGCTCAGGTTCACGCCGAAAACCGGCATTACATGGCACGGGCATCATACGACCGTCAAAAACGCGAAGGACGCCAGCGAGGCGACCGATTCCGATAGTGATGAGGAGGATGATGCGGACGGCAACATGATTGCCGGAGTAATCCCATTAAAGGATTTCCCCGCATTGAACAAGATGACTGCCGCCATCTACGAAGACCTGAACGAAGACCACGGCATTTACGGCATGGTCATGCCCACGGTTCCGGTCGTCGTCAAAGCGGTCAAAGTGTTGAACGGTCGTCCGAACGGCGCTTGGACTGAAAAAGACAAGTATGTCGCGGACATCACCCCGTTGAACAATGCTCCGAAGAGCGCGGTGCCATCCTCCATCGCGTTCACCGACAACAAGACCCAGACAGTCAGAATTAACACCGGCGCGTTCACTCAGGAAGGCACTTACCAGTATGAGGTGAAGGAACGCAAGGGAGACAATGCTGGAGTCACGTATGATGACCGTGTTTGGATACTGACCGTCACCGTCACCGACGATTTGAACACGTTCGACCGTCATGTCACGGCCAACGTGTCCAATAATGGAATTCAATCCGACACCGTCCAGTTCACGAACACGTATGCTCCGAAGGATACGCAAGCCCGTATCGTGGCAAGCAAACTGTTCACGAACGCAGACCAGTCGGCCACCAAGATTACCGACTTCCAATTCGACCTGTATGCGAACGACAAGGCGACCGGAACTCCTATCCAAACCGTGAACGCCAGCGCGGACGGCAAAGTGGAGTTCTCTCCGCTCCTGTTCACCAAGGCGAAGCTGAACGGCAAAGACAAGGCCACCTTCTCCTATTCGGTTCGTGAACGCAACACGGGTGCGGCGGGCGTCAAATATGACGACCATTACGCCATATGGACTGTGACCGTCACCGACGATAACAGTGGACAGTTGAAAGCCTCGCTCATCAATCCGGCCATCTCCATGAAGAATGGCAAGACCATTGACAACGGCCAGTTCGTCAACTCGTATTCCAGCCAGCCTGTGTCCGTCACGCCGAAAGCCAGCAAGGTAATCGACAACCCGAAGCACACGCTCCGCCTGTTGAACGCAAACGAGTTCACATTCGAATTGCAGGACAAGAATGGCAAGACCATCCAATCCAAGACCAACAATGCGGACGGAACCGTAACCTTCGACAAGCTCACCTACAATACGGTAGGCGAACACGATTACCGTATCATGGAAAAGACGGGACAGCTCAAAGGCATCACCTACGACCAAACCGTCCACACCATGCACGTCAACGTCACCGACAACGGTTACGGACAGTTGAAAACCTCCACCTCCTACGACAATACGAACAAGACCCCGGTCTTCCACAACACGTATCAGCCGAAGGACGTGACCGTGAGCCTCACCGCACACAAGACGTTCGACAACAAGAACGCCAGCCATGCGAAACTCACAGACTTCCAATTCCAACTGTTCGACAACGAGAAGGCGGTAGGCAAGCCGTTGCAAACCGTGAACGCCGACCAGAACGGAAACATCAGCTTCCAACCGTTGACGTTCACCGCCCAACAGTTGAACGGTGCCAAAACCCGCACGTTCACCTACACGGTGCGTGAAGTCCGCCAGTCGGCGGGCGGCGTCAACTACGATTCCCACATGGGAATGTGGCAAATCACCGTCACCGACGATTTGACCGGACAGTTGAAAGCCCAAACCAGAACGAACGCGGCCTATCCGACCACGTTCACGAACACGTATCAGGCGAAGCCGGTCAGCGTACAATTCCGTGCGCACAAGACCCTCAACGACCCCGACCATACAGGCATCCAACTGCAAGCCGGACAATACGAGTTCAAATGCGTCGAGGACAAGACAGGCGGTCAGGCTGGAACGGTGAAAACCAACGACCAGCAGGGCAACATCCTGTTCGACACCATCTCCTACAAGAAGACGGGAGTGTACGACTACACGCTCAGCGAAGTCCACGGCGACAGGGGCGGCGTCACCTATGATGCTACGAAACATCATGTGAAAGTCACCGTCACCGACAATGGCGAAGGCCAACTGTTGGCCGACGTGAAGTATGATAACGGAACCAACATTCCGGAATTCACCAACACGTACCATGCCCAACCCGCCACGGACAATCCGACCGCAGTGAAGAAGATGACCTCCCCCAAGGGCAACAAGTACACGCTCAAGGGCGAAGACTTCGCATTCACGCTCCAACAACAGTCCGCGCCCGCCAACGTGTCGAACGCCGACCAGACGAAACGGAACGACCGGCAGGGCAACATCCGATTCGACCAACTGTCGTTCCCGCTCGTAGGCACCTACGTGTTCACCATGTCGGAGCAGGATACGACCGTTCCGGGCGTCACGAAGGACGGGACGGTTGCGACCATCACCTACGTGGTCAAGGATGTTGACCATACGGGCAAGCTGACCGTCGTATCCAAGACCGTCACCCCGACCACCGGCGCTAACGGCAAGAACATCACGTTCACCAACCATTACAGTCCGAAGAACGTCGGATACTCTATCAGCGGCGTGAAAAACATCGTCAACACGGATACGGCAACCAGCCGCGTTCCGCAGGACGGTGAATTCAAGTTCCAGTTGAACGCGGTATCCGCACGCGACGCGGACGGCAACGCCATCAGCATGAACGACATGCCAATGCCAGTCGGAAGCCAAAACGGAACGCAAACCGTGTCCAACAAGGGAAGCGGTTTCACATTCGGTCAAATGGTCTACACCATGCCCGGCGTATACACGTATCACGTGAAGGAACTCGCCGGAACGGACAAGACCATCGGCTACTCCACTCAGGAATACGATGTGACCGTCACCGTCACCGACCAAGACGGCATGCTCGCTGCCACCGCCGACCGTCAGACCAATGACATCCGATTTGACAACACGTATACTCCGACACCGGTCAGCGTGCGACTCGAAGCGGCCAAACATCTGACCGGACGTGACCTGAACGACAACGAATTCTCCGCCGAATTGAAGGATTCCAACGGCAACCTGCTCCAAGCCAAACAGTTCGCCCGCGTTCCACGCGACGCGCAATCCGACAAGGTAACTGCACGCGAAGGCGACGGGACCCTCGAATTCGACAAGCTCACGTTCGACAAGACCGGCGTGTACACGTACACGGTTGACGAACAGGACGGAACATTGGGCGGCGTCGCCTACGACACCACCAGCCACACCGTCACCATCACCGTCACCGAGGACACGAAGAGCCACAAGCTCGCCGCCAGCGTCGCCTACTCCAACGGCAAAGCCAGCGAAAAGAGCATCCTCTTCCAGAACACGTACCAGCCGGAAGACGTGTTGGTCGAACTGTCGGCCAAGAAGAATCTGACCGGACGTGAACTGCAAGCGTCCGAATTCAAGTTCGAACTTGTGGACGACAAGGGCAATGTCATCGACAGTGAGAAGAACGACAAGCAGGGCAACATCCAGTTCAAGCCGCTCACCTACAGTCGAGACAATGATGGAGTGGATGATTGCGGCGAATACCGGTATGTGATTCGCGAGAAGAACACCGGCGAGAAGAACGTCACCTACGACAAGACGGAACACCACGTGACCGTCACCGTAAGCGACAACCTGCAAGGCAACCTGACCGCCAAAGTCCAATACGACCCGACGAACGATTCGGCTAAGGATTCCAGCACCATGCCCGTCACGCCGACCGATAAGGCCGACAAGACCGACGAGAATGCTGGTGAGGATGAGAACAATCCGACCGCAACCCCCAGCATGGTCACGACCACCGGAACCCGACCCGAGTTCACCAACTCCTACATTCCACCGGCGACACCGGCCATCGTGAAGACGATTCGCCAACTCGCCCAAACCGGTGTGAACACGCCCATCATGGCGGTCATCCTGTTCACACTCATGGGAATGGGATTGATTCTCGCCCACCGTCGCGGAAACACGACCGTGACCGCACGCCACAAGAAGTAGGTTACGGCGGTAAGTGAAAAGGCTGGATAGGGAACCTTACGGCTCCCTGTCCAGCCTTTTCTCGTATTCGGCGGGATGGTTTGAAATATCTCAGTACACTGTAAGTCACTTACCGAAGAGGTCGCTGTGAGTACCAGTCCTAGTTAAAGTGAGTGTAAGCACGTCATCCTCAATGAGATAGATAAGTAGGAAATCCGGCAAGACGTGGCATTCTCTAAAACCGTCCAGTTTGCCTATAAGAGCATGGTCGTGATACCGTTCAGGCAGTGTTCCACCGTTCGCTAAGACGGATATGGTTTCCTCCAGAAGACCGGTATCCAATCCTCTCCGTTTCGCCAACTTGAAATCCCTCTTGAATCTAGAAGTGGTCTTGACTTTGTATTTGGTTTCGCTCATGCGTTCAAATCCTTGAACAGAGCTTCCAAATCACGGTAGCCTTTCACGTTCTCATCTTTTGAAATCCGTTTTGCCTCCAGCATGGCGTCCATTGTTTCTTTGTTTGGTTCGTTTAAGGAGACTGTGAACGGGATTCCTCCTTGACGTAGGGATTGCCGGACGAAGATATTGAATGCCGTGGTCAGGTTCATTCCTAGTTCCCCGAAAAGGGTTTCCGCCTGTTTTTTCAGTTCGGTGTTCATGCGAATGTTTACGTTTGTTGTTGTTCCGCTCATTTTACTCCTTTTGGAAAGATGTTCACATTGTATGTTGTTTGTAAGTGGAATGCAATGTTTTTATGTGCAGTGTTTTGCGCTGTGTGCGATTCGTTATTTTTGGTTGTTCTCGCATGTGGTATACTGGAATTGTTCACACAAGCGAAGACTGCAAACAAAAAGGAGAACCAAAATGCTCAACCTTGAACTTTGGACTAAGAACAGCCAAGGCGAACGCACCTACCAAGGCACCTACCGTCGTACTTGGAAGACCATGCGTGGGCGTCAACTACCGCGATGACGAGCGTCGCGGCTTGGACGTGGGCGTGACCCCCGCGACTCTCGTAAGGGAGGTCGTCGCGGGCACC